TGAAAAGACAAACTCAACAGTTTCAATAAGGTCAAAGAACTTTATTCCTGTATTTCCTAACACTCAATACTATTTTCCAAATATGGACGGTTATGTTTTGCAGTATGACAAAAATAAACAGTACATAGGGTTACTGACAAACAGAAACACAGCACCAACAGACCCCAATTGTTATTTCTTAATGTTCCGACTTAGCACGAACTATGGTATAGAATACAAGAATGACTATTCGATTAATTATCCCGCAACTATTATGGAATACGAACCATACAATGGTATGACTATTCCAATCTCATGGGAATCTGAAGCAGAAACGGTTTATGGCGGCAGTCTTGATATTCTGACTGGTGTGCTGACGGTTGATAAAGCTGTGATTACTGCTACCGAATTTTATTCGTATGTGAGTAGTGACCTCACGTATGGGAGAGTTGTTCTTCCCAACGCTTTGCCTACGGTATCTGTTGCAACGGATTATATAACATCCAAATTCCCGATTGATAAGTCAGCGGCAGAAAACACTACGAGACGAGTCAGCGGATACGCTTACTTCTATTTCCCCGCAGGAACAACAAGAGAACATGCGGAATCTGTTGTCAACGGAATGCAGATTGTTTACCCAATTGCCGACCCCGCCACCTACCAGTTAACACCGCATGAAGTTAAATCACTTTTAGGACAAAATAATATTTTTACAGATATTAATTCAAATAATATATTAGTTTCTTATAAAGCTAATATTCAAAAATGTATAGATAATAAATTAAATATTGATGAAACAGCCCATAGAACTACATCAATTCTTTATGGACAAGTAGATGCTACATCTACATCTACAAAATTTACTGCAACTATAGATGGTATTACAGAATATTTTGATGGTCTTACAATTCTTTTAAAAAATGGAGTGGTTGCATCTGCAAGTGGATTTACAATTGATATAAATGGATTGGGGGCTAAAAGTGTTTTTAGCAGTTTAAATATAACAAGTAAAGAAACTACTGCTTTTACCGTAACAAGTATTTTAACACTTATATATGATTCTACTCTTGATGATGGAAATGGTGGTTGGATATGGTATAAAGGACAAGATAAAGATACTAATACTGTAGGTTACTGTATTCGTACAAATAGTAAAAGTTTACCGTTATCTTCCATATCATATGGATATAGACTTTTGTTTACATCAGCGGATAGAACACATTATATTCCTGCTAATAATTCTAATTCAACAAATACAACCTCTATACGTGATGTATGTCAAGAAAAAATAGACCCATTTGGGGATATTATTTATTATGGAACTACTACTATAATTCAACCAGAAAATAGACCAAATGTGACAACATTATGGTTACAAAATGCTTTTTCATTAGGATATAGTTTCAACCGCACTGGACAAGCATTAATGCTTGAATTATGGAAACCAGTTTACATTAAAGCAACTCCATATTCTGATGGTTCAGCTATTATTGATGCTGACGAACCATATGTACAGAATTTACCTACAACAGATGATGAGAAAATCTATATATACCTTGGTGTCGCATATAATACAACATTAGTAGAGTTATCATTACATCATCCAGTCTATTATTGTTATAACGGTGTTATTAGACCATGGTTAGGTTTTACAGATTCAGATATTGTATCTTCTGTAAATGGTAAAACTGGAACTATTACTTTAACAGCAGAAGATGTTGGTGCAATGGAGGGAATGACTATTCTTTCTTATGGACATTCCACATGGGATGAGTTTCTTGAAGCGTATGAAGCAAATCGAATTGTTTACTGTAAAGCATCTTCTAAAACTAATCCCGCAACTGGTCTGCAAGGTAGAATGGCTTTTTTTGCTTATGTCCAGTTTACAAGCCAGGGCTACTCTACCTCCAAAGCCGAATTTCAGTATTATCGAAGTGTTTTCCTACACACAGATGCACAGCAAGGCGACCAAGTTTTTTGTTATAGTCTCAGACCGGAAAATGGTGGAACGTGGTCAGTTGAGGTAAGACAAGCATCAAGTCGTGTAATAGCGGGAACTGGACTGTCAAGTGCATATACAACCGACAAGCTGACCTTATCACTTGATGCTGACTACAAGGACAAAATCGACACGCTGTGGGCAGACTATCAATCAGCTTTAATAGTTTTAGATGGAGGTGAGTAATTATGTCAGAAATAGCTACACCTTTAACTGATAAGATTAATGCACTTGCGTCATATGCTAATGAAGTTACTGGAAAGAATGAGAATTTATCTGATGCTGTGAAGACGTTGTGTGAGGGGTATGGGTCTGGCAAGAAGCAACAAGGAACGTTCGTTGGAAACAATTCTAATAAAATTGATATTCCTTGTGAATTTGAACCTAACGTAATCTTTATTTATGCTGAAAACGACACCGTAGAGTTTAGCGGTCTATTTCTTATTTGTATCATAAAGGATAGATTCGCAATACTTAGCGTTGACGCTGACATAAGTGCATTTAAAAAATTGCAATATATTTCTTATAGCATAACTGGGTATAACGACCCCCCCGTTGCCGAAAACGATTTTACAACGAGAGCGGCACAGGCAAGTTATTCAAATGGGGTACTGACGGTTGGTGCTGTATCACACGTTAACTCATGGTACGAGTTTAAATCGAATGTAACGTTTGAATACATTCTTGTGAGCTAAAGCATTACAACGCAATCTTTGATTCAGAAGGCAACATTATTTCAAGCACATAATCTATAAGGAGAATTAATTATGGACTTAAAGTATTATATCATAAAATTAGAAAATCGTCCAGATGGAGTAACTAACTCATCTATGGATACAAGACAATCCTTTGCATCAGCAATGTCATTATTCTATAGCTACGCTAGTAAAGCATCAGCAACAGAATTATTTACTTCAGTTGTTTTAACTGTTATAGATAATAATGGTCAAATAATTGAAAATAAAGTAATTCCTACAGCTTATAATCCAAATAGTAATACAAATGATAATACAGAAACAAATGAATAAGAGGTGATTATATGCAACAATTTAGTGCGGAAACTCAAAAAATTATAGATAACCATAAAGCCGATTTTAATTGCACAAATTATATTTCTAAATTAGATTCTTATGGTGGATATAATGCTTATATTGATTCATTAGGTGGAGTATTTAAAAAATACAGAAATTTTAAAGGTAAGGTATCTACTGTACAACAATTTAAAGAAATTGCAGAATATGTTTGGGGTTTATATCATATTTATGGTTTTGATTATTTTAATGGTGTAACTTATGTACGATGGACAGGTGGTTCACCTTTTTATGTAAATGATAAAAGGGGCAGATGTAATGGTGGGAAAATTGATGATTTATGTGGACTTTCATCAAAAGATAAAACTACTTGTTGCAATTGGGCTATTGATACTTTTTTATTTAAACTTGGAATTTTACCAAATGGTAATCAAAAATACTGTACACAAGCTAGTTATGGTACATTAATTACTGATAAAAATGATTTACAAATTGGAGACATTGTACATTTTTATAGAGACCAGAAAGGTGTTTTTAATCCTAATGATACCTCTACTTATGGAAAATCTGGTTGGCATCATGTAGTGATTGTTTGGGATGTAACTCCTACCTCTATCATTGTTGCTGATGGTGGTTCAAGATTACAGCGCAATAAAGGTAAGTGGTTATATGAAGTGCCTAAATCTGGTAAAGGATTTGGGGGTGATTATGGAACATCTGATAAATGGCTTGCAAAGAGAATTTTTAGTTTAAAATCAACTCTTCCAGTTCCTAGTAAAGAAGGTAAAACTATTACAGATATGGCTATTGAGGTCATTCTTGGACACGATTTAACAGGTGCTTCTTGGGGCAATGGAGATGTAAGAGAAAATAATCTTGGTAAAGACTATACTGAAGTTCAGAATAAAGTAAATGAATTACTTAAAAACGAAGAAGCACTTCAAAAAGCTTTAGTATATCATGTATTAACTGGTAAAGCAGGTAACGGTACAGTACGTGAAGAATATCTTGGAGACAAATATCAATTAGCCCAAGATGGAATTAGTAAAATAGATACGATTATAAAAGATTTTTATAATTCATTTGATGATGAGTTATGTGAATTAATAAAAATGCGTATGGGAATTAAATAAAATAAAAAGGAGTAAAAATTATGACTGGTCTTGTTAATCTTTTAAAAATGATTTATGAAAATTGGACTTTAATTGTTGTTGCAGTTGCTCTGATTGTTAAAGGAGTCTTTTGGGTTAGAGATTTTAGAAATCGTTCTAAGGAAGAACAGGTTGAGATTGTTAAACAACAAATTAGAAACAGTATTCTTAGCATGGTAACTGAGGCTGAGAAGAATTATGAAGATTGGAATAAAGCGGGTACAATTAAACGTTCTGAAGTTATCAAACGTATTTACACTCAGTATCCTATTCTTGCCCTTGTTGTTAAACAGGATGAATTAACAGCATGGATTGATAGTGAGATTGATACTGCTCTTGGTACTTTAGAGCAGATTGTTGCCCGTCAAGAAAAAGTTGAAGAAGAAAACGTAGGTTAAATTGATTACATTAAATTTTGTCCCTAATAATGTATATTATTAGGGACAAAATATTGGAGGATATAATTATGGCTTTAAAAATAGCTGATATGTCACAATTTAATACTGTTACAAATTGGGATGACCTTGCTAAATCAGTAGATGGTATTGTCCTCCGAATGGGATATAGAGGGTCACATACAGGAGAAATTAATTATGACCCAAAATTTGTAGAGTATATTTATAAAATTAAGGAATATAAAATTCCTTATTCTGTTTATTTCTTCCCCTGTTCAATTTCTGACGCAGAAGCGGATGAAGAAGCAGATTTTATTATTGAAACTATTAAGAATTATGATTTAAAATTAGCACTTGCCGTTTATTTAGATTCTGAAGTTGTACAGCAAGATAGGTCTGGACGTTCTGATAAATTATCTCCTGCTAGAAGAACTCAATATTTAAATAGAATTATGAAAAAACTGCAAGATAAGGATATTCCTTATGGAGTATATGCTTCAACTAGTTGGTATAATAATCAATTAAATGATAAGGATTTATTAGCAGGTTGCTCAAGATGGGTAGCACAATATAATTCAGAATGTAGTTATAATAACTATCCTTATGATTTATGGCAATATACCTCTAAAGGTTCTATTAAAGGTGTTTCTGGTAATATAGATTTAAGTCACTGTTATGTTGAATTAGACCTTGTAGAGAATAAAGAGGAATTAGAACCTAGTACTCCTGTTAAGCCAGATAAAGTAAAACCAGTTAAAATTACTGAGGCTGATTGCATTAATATGTTAATTAGTATTGCTAAAGAAGAAGTTGGTTATTTAGAAAAGAGAAATGGTAATTTAGATTATCTTTATACCAAAACTCAAAATGCGGGTTCAGCTAATTATACGAAATATGGTTATGAATTACATCAACTTCAGCCTAAGAACATGGACTATCCTGCCTATTGGTGTGATACGTGGTGTGACTGGATAGTATTACAAGTCGTAAATCGTTTAGGGTTTACAATGGCAGAAGCTAAAAAGGTTCTTTGTGGTGATTTTGATGATTATACTGTTTACTCAGCTAATCATTATAAAAAGAAAGGAAGATGGCATACATCTAATCCTAAAGTTGGAGACCAAATCTTCTTTAAAAATAAGACTGGTATTTGTCATACTGGTATTGTTTATAAGGTTGATTCTAGTAAAGTTTATACTATTGAAGGTAATACATCTGGTGCTTCTGGTGTAATCTCTAATGGTGGTGGTGTAGCCATGAAATCTTATAATAGAAACTATTCTGGAATTGCAGGATACGGGAGAATGGATTGGTCTTGTATTGTGGGTAAAGAAACATTAGTAGAGGCTAATACTGATACTTCATATTCTAGTTCTAAGCCATCTACTCCTACATCTATTAAAGCAACTTCTAAATCACAATTTGCTATTTCAAAATCTAGCACTCCTAGTAAGAATAAAGTTTTTATTGGTAAAGTGACAGCTAGTGCTTTAAATGTGCGTTCTTGGGCAGGTACAAATAATAAAACAGTTTCTTTTAGTCCTTTAAAGAAAGGTATTGAAGTAATTGTTTGTGATGCTATCTTGGCTAAAGATGGCAGTAATTGGTATTATATTAAGTATAATGGAAAATATGGATTTGTAAGTTCTGCCTATGTAAAGGCATGATATTTAAGAAAGAGAGGTAAATAGAAATGTCTTTGCATGATATTATTAAATTTTTTAATATACCAGAAGTGACTGGAGCAACTAGTCTCATAATTATAATAATTATTTTACTTACGACTTTAATTCAAATCTCCCCTCTTAAACTTAATCCTTGGGATTTTTGTTTAGGATGGGTAGGTGATAGATTAAATTCACATATTATTAAAAAGGTAGACGCTTTAGATGAAAAATTAACGGAACATATTGCTGAAAGTAGAGATAGTTCTGTTAAACAAAAAAGAGAACGTATTTTAAAGTTCGTTGAAGATGGCATGGGTGGTAAAAGATACACTAAAGAAACGTTTGAATTTATGATAAGAGAATGCGATGATTATGAAACTTACATTAAAAAAAATGACATTAAAAATGGTGTTATTGAAGCTTCTATTACAGAAATTAGACGTAGATATTTAGACCATGTGCATAATGCTGATTTTGCAGATTATGTAGAAGTCCAAGAACAAATAGGAATGCCACCAAAAGAAGAAAAGAAACAAGAATAATATTAGTTTTTAACTAATATCACTAGGGTGACACTAGCCATATGGTTGGTGTTGCCCTTTTTTTGTTTTTATTTTAGAATAACTTTTTTATCCTCTTTTATTTTATCTTTTTCCCATTTTTTAAATATATCAAATATATTTATTTCCAAAGGAATAGATTTTCTTTTAAGAATTTTATTATAAAAATCTCTTTCTTCTTTAGTAAAATTTTCCATATACTTTTCTTTACAAAAAGTGACACACGGTTAAGTGTGCCACTTTTTATTATATTTTATTTATTCATTGATGACCAATCTGTGGTAACAATATTTACATATTCCACATCTCCTGTCCCATAATCAACATCAACGTAAATTTGTTCATTACATTTTGCAATACATTGAATGCTATCAGTGTAATTAACCATAATACCAAGATTGGAATCAAATTTTTCCAGTATTGCTATTAATTCTTTAACTTTCATCTCTTTATACACTTTCATTATTATTCCCCGAACATATCCTTAATATCTTTCATATTATAAATATAAGTACCATTAGAATCAGAAATCATAGAACGTTTTCCATCCCATTTATCTGTCTCTGCTCTCATATTATCAAGATACTTATTCATAAGAATCTTATCAGTAATGGAATCAGAAATCATCTTGTTAGCTTTTGCCTGTGCTTCAGCTTCAGTAAGTTCAACCTGTGCATTTGCTTCAGCTTCAATTCTCTTAGCTTCTGCCTTACTTTCAGCTTCAATCTTTCTCTGTTCAGCTTCAGCTTTCTTCTGATTAATAGTCTTCTGATTCTCATATTCTGCTGTTTCAGCGGCAAGCTTCTTCTGTGCTCTTTCTTCAATAGCCTTATTATATGCATCAGAGAAGTTCATGTTAGGGAAAGTTACAGCTACAATATTAACAACATGCCGACCATATTTATTATCTAATTCTTTCTGAATATTTTCTTTCGCAGTCTGTTGAATCTTAGACCTATCAGTAACATCAACATCATCGTACTGCTTAGTAGCGGCTTTAATACCAGATTCTACGGAAGTACGTTTAACAAGCTGTGTATCATACTCTTCTACGTTCTGCCAAATCCAAGTAGCCTCTGTTGCAATAATTTGATAATCAATTACAGGGTCTTCAACATAAATTTCAGTACGTTCCTTTGTTTCTGACCAAACCTGTCCCTTAAAAGATTTTTCCTGCTGTTTACAATTTACATTATTAATATTTTCTACAAAAGGCATGTGTACGTATAAATGCCCAGATGTATAAGGTGTTTCTGAAATCTGACCAAATGTAGTTTTAACACCTACATAACCTGTAGGGACATAATCAAAGCAACCACCAATAAGAAGTGCAACAAGACCAATAATACCTGCTACAGTTGCAAGACCTTTATTATCAGTTACAAACAGAACAATACAAATAGCGAGTAAAACAATACCTAAAATTGTTACAATAATCATTTTTAATCTTTCTCCTTTTTATTTTATTTTTTAATTAATATAAAAATACAGACTTTCCATTATATTTAATATCAATAAAATCTCTAGACCTACTACCATTTGGATTTTTATAAGAAATGTAAGTCATTCCATGGTCTCCTTCGCCAAACCAGAAACCGCCATCTGGACACTTTTCAAAACAAAGAGGGTCAGAAAAATCTTCATCTTTATCCATTCTTGCTTCAAGAAAGTTAGGACGAGCATCATTTCTCCAATTACTATATGTAATAGTCTGTCCGTTATCAAATATAATTTTATCTTCTGTAATTTCTACCATCTTCATAGTTATTTCTCCTTAATTAACCGTTTTTAATGAAGTTATATATTCATCTAAATATTTTACAAACAGATGGTCTTCAATATAAAACATATCAATTTGATATTTATCAGCTAACCATTGTCTATAGTTATCAAATAACTGCCCAATACGTAACTCTGGACAATATAATCTGTGATAATCTCGTATATCACCATATTGAGCATATAATCTTTGTGGGTCTCTCATATTTTCTCCTTAGAATAATGCGATTATATCTTTAATAAGTGTAATAGTAACACATAAAGAGGCAAGAGTAAAAGGAACTAAAATACTAGAAATTGCAACAACCGTAACTATTTTTATAAAAGTATCGTCCCAGTCTTTATTTTTATTATCAAACGGTGATGGTTCATCCATTATTCTACCCCCGTACTGCCAAATCCACCTTCGCCTCTATCAGTGTTACCAAGTTTATCAACAAGTTCTACATCTGCATAAATACAAGGGAGAATTACAAGTTGTCCAATTCTATCTCCACGTTTAAAAGTAATTGTCTCATTTGAATGATTATAAAGAACAACTCCAATTGCCCCTCTATAATTTTCATCAATTACTCCTTCACATTGAACACCATAATTCTTATTTAATCCAGAACGTGATTTAACCATACCTACAGTATTTGCAGAAAGTTCTACATGGACACCTGTATTAACAAATGCTCTACTGTTAGGATGAATAAAAACATCAACAGGAGTTTTTAAATCAAGACCTGCATCTGTAGGATGTTTCCTCTCTGGAGCAAAAGCACCTTCATCAAGCATAACTTTCATATCAGTATCTCCTTATTATTATTAAACTAAAAGACTATTCAAAGCTTCTCGTTGTATTGGTGTAAGTTCACAATCCATATCTACTATTTCAAAATCAATACGATTAGGATTACAATAATCATAAAAACGAGTTACTAAAAAATCTTCGTCATAATCTTCGTTACAATCATTTTCATAGTAGTTAGGGGATTCTCTTCCTCGTATATTTTTCATATATTTCTTTTTTATATATTTCTTTTTCATTTATGATTTATCTCTTTCATAACAATCTTTGGCATTAACAGATTTCCAAACAAGCATATCTTCATATTTTACAACATCATCAAGATTTTTATAACCGCTGTCTGGAAAATTTTTTTCAATGTAATCTGTAATGAAAGAATCGTCCATGCTTTTAAAAAAACCATGTTCTTTCATAGCATCAACCAACCAATAGGCTTTAGCGTATTCTTCAAGTGTACGTGCAGGAATAAGGTACAATGTTTCTTTTTTTCTCATTTAATTTAATTAATCTCCATTTCATTATATTTTTTTACAGAATCTCTATATTTACTATCAGAGATGTAGATATTATCTCCAAAATAACTCTTTATTCTTTTCATCTCTTCTTTACTAAATTGATGTTCATTCCAATGAGTAATTAATAAAGACCAAATATATTTATTATTTGAAGGATAAGTATAAGTTTGGTCAATTAATATAGAATCAATTAATACAGGAATATTTAAATCAGCGTAACGTAACTTGCCTTGGAATTTATTATAAATATTAGTATAATCAAAAAAATCTCGTTCATAATAAGAGGAATTAGTTGTATTACCATTTATCACTCCATCCCCATGTCTTGTTAGATAAGTTCTTGTAATATAGCAAGTCTCCACTTCGGCATTAGTAAAATTACGTTCAATAATTTTATAAGGAATTGTAAATCCTGTATTGGTTGAAGTTAAAACATCAGACACTCCAACATAATCCAAACGATTACTTAATAATAATCCTTGTCCATTTTCAAATACAACAGTCTCAAAATTCTTTAAAAAATTATCTTCAATAAGTAAAGCACAATTATTCTTAATAAAATTTAAATCTTCAATAAAGTGGTTAATCAAACCTTTAACATTAATACCAGAACAATATATATCAATATCTTTATAATAATATAAAAATACATTATATAATTCTTTAAAGGCATTTATAGGATTCTGAATTAAATCAAATAAATCATGAACGCTTATATTAAAAACCTTTTTGTTATATCTATTAATCGTTCTCCAAACACCCATTCCACAAGAGTTATGAGCATTATCACGTTTCATATCAATTTGATTCTGAATCATATCAAATGGAGTAACAACACGGCAATTTGGATGAATATAATATTTAGGAGCATAACCTAATTCTTCTAATTCATTATATTCCTCTACAAAAGACATAGGATTAATCAGAAATTCGTCACAAATATAAGTTGGAACATTATTAAATGTGCCAGAACTGAAATTGTGAAATACATGATGCAATCCATCTTTTGTATCAACAGTATGTGCTCTTTGTGCGCTACCATTGGTTAATACTCCAATAGTAGACTGGGGATTGAGGGAACAGAAGTAATCTGTTCCCAGTCCCTTACCTTCATCTCCGTAGTTAGCACCAATTACAATTTTAATCTTTGTTGTCATGCCCAAGCAATACCCTCGTTCTTATTGATAGGATTAGAATTAATTATTGTTTCCATATTATTATTGTTACCAGTATTAACAATAATATCTACAATAACATCTGGAAGAGTTTCAAGTGTAGCTACCTTAAAGTTATTTGCTCCAATAACATTGCTGAATGATGTTCTAGCATCATTTTCTCTACTATCACTAGACCATCCATGATTTACATGAATATGATAAATATCAAACTTTTTACTTGCTTCTTCATAAAGGTCTCGTGTTTCAATATCTCCTTGTAACTCGTCTCCAATAAAATTAACAATAGACGTATGATTTCCAACTCTAGGGATATAAGGATTAAGTGTTTCATCTCCCAATGTAATGATAATACCCTTTTTATCACGATTCCAACAATCAAGCTTAGTATGATTTAATCCCATATACCAAGCAAGAGAATAAGATTCAAAATTATTGCCTCCACCACCATGTTCATGGTAGATATTATCAACATTTTCAGCAATTCGAATATCAGATTCAAACTGAGAAATCTGTACAGGACAATAATCATATCTCATATCACCAATACCCATAATGCAAAATTCAATATCTTTAATTTCTTTATAAAGATTTTCCATAATAGGATTCAGCTTCTTTGCAACTTCAAGAGAGGCAGAACCCATAGAACCTGTTACATCAAGTGCAAGAATTACAGGAATTGTATTAGGATGTTCTTCTGTATCGCAACATTCTCTCATAATATTCTTAGGATTAAGACTGGCATGAAGATTCTTCTGTTTAAAAACATCCTGCTCAGAATAATCATTTGTAATTGTTCCAAGAGAATCAAGTGTGACTCCACTTTTAGTTGTTGTAGAATATGTTACAAAACTACTTCTTTCCCAATTTCCGCTACCCATTATTCATTATCCTCCGTATTATTATCGTTATCATCGTTATCATCGTCTGCTACCATAGGAAGTGTCATATTAATATCACCAAAGTCGAAGAGACCATCAAACAGATTCGTATCTTCATCTGCAAAATCCCCCATGAATCCCTTCATAAAGTTACCCATAAACATAAAACTCAGTAGATTACCATCAAACATTGCACCAAAACCATTATTGCTATTAGCATTATTAGCGTTATTGTTAACTCCAAAAGCATTTAACATTTCAGAAGCCATCTTCATCTTCATTAAACTCTTTAACATTTTATTACCCTTAAAGTTTGTTCCACCAAGCAAAGAAACAATTTTGTTATAAAAATAAGTATTACCCATAAGTACATGTCTTTCGGGAAGAATGGTCTCTACAGTATTATCTTCATAATTAACTACTGTAATCTGATTATCTTCAGCCTTAATAACACATCTAGGTTTACCATGAACAAGAATAATGTCTCCACGCTTTACACTGGTCGTAGGGAATGCAAAGAAAAGTTCATCCATTCCACCAAACACAAAGTTGCTACAATTAGTAAGTCTATTTTTCTTTAAATTATAAGTCTTATAACCAGAAGAAGTCTTAATTGCAATATCTCCATTTAAAGAAAGTTTACACTGACCTTTCTGAATTTTAGTAAAAAAATTATCAAACATATTTGTAAAACTATCTGTAAAAATTGTATTATCCATATTAGTTTCTCCTTTTAATCTGTTTTATTTAAAATATCAATAGCTTTTTGTACATCTTCTTCTTGAAGTCCACCATCTGGTGAGTAAAAACTTGTTTTTACCAAATGTTCTTCAACTTCTGGTCTAAGTTTACTTGTTGAACCATTGTATATTACATAATCTTGAAATATTTCGTCATCTAAAATAACATATGATTTTATACATCTAGAAAATCTATCAAGATAATCCTTAATACCAGACCAACGATTCCAACCATCATCTTCAGTAAAGTCTATAATATGTAAACCATATTTAGCCAACTGTCTATCTAGATAGATACCTTGTTCGTCATCTTTTCTTAACCAGTTTAATTTCCAAGTAGAAGTTAAAACAAGTTTAGCATTTGTAGCTTTTACGATTTTAGCTAGTCTTTCCACTCTACTGTCTTCAATCCCAACTATACTCTTACAATTAGGGCATCTAGCCTTACAAGTTCTGTAATTAAGAACTCCATCAATATCCAAAAAAATTACTTTCATTTAAATACCTGTTTACTTTCTATAGTGTTAATTTTATTTTTGTTTTTATTCTTTACTTTAAATCCAAGTCGTTTCATTCTTTTATCTATTCTGTCACAAACTTGGTCTAGATATTTAACATATCCTTTATTTGTACAAGAATAGAATGGTGGATAAGGTTCTCCAGAAATAGTAGTAACATTTATTTTTATTTCATTTGTATAATCATTTATTGTTACACGACATTGTAAAGTTGGGATACCTTTGTAAGCATCTAAAGGAAATACTAAGATATAGCCATCTGTTAAAAAACTATATTTAAAACCTCGCCTGTAAAGGTTCTGCTGTACTTTTTCTGGAATATAGTATTTGTTGATGTATCTTTTTTGATAATTGACTTCTTTCATATTTCTCCTTTATTCCAACATAACAACTTTAATTATTGGACAAGAAGGGTTATTACTATCTCCATCATAAAACTCTTCTTCTATATGACACCCTTCTACACGTTCACAACTAAAATCAATAACTTCTAAATCTTGTGGCATTGCTTGAAGTAAAGTAATTAATTCTTTTACTTTCATATCTCTCCTTTATACTTAAAAAATAAGAGCAATACCGTGTTCAGTGGTATTGCTCTTGAACTTTGGTATGTGTATAGTATAGCTTATTATTGGTTGTTTGTCAAGTAGTTTAACAGATTTTTTTTGCATATTGATTATCCGATACTAGATTAACTCCGAGTATAGGGTCAAAATGTGGTTCTTGATTAGGGATATATCTTCCAAATTTAATTATAATATTTGTATTAATTAAAGTATTTGAAGAAAGAATATCTATAAGCCATTTAATCTCTTCTTCCTTATATCCTGTATAAATTACTATATCATCTTTACAATTGTATTTTAGACGTAACCACAATATTAAATTTATAACATCAGAAATAGAATCACAAGGTTCTAGTCCTTGGAATACGACAGCTTCAGTAATTGGATTATTTATATATCTAGTTAATAAATCATCATAACTTATTTCAATATTTGGTTCATTCACTAAAGGGCTATTCTGACATACTGGTTGTCCACATTCTTTATCACACTTAAAAGTACAATAAGGAAATTCAATTACCATAGCAGGTTTTTTATAATTTATAAAATCTTCATCTATAAGACCTTTAATTATCATGTTATTTTCTCCGCTGTTATATTAATATGTTCCCATTTTCTCATTTTAAATTCAGCCTTACGTGGTGCTGAATAAGTTCTAATAGGAGTATAAAATCCTACGATTCTGGTATATTTTGTCGCAACAGGTTTACCACATACAGGACAGATGTTCCCATAAAAAGCATGGTTATTTTCACAAGCTTCAATTACTGTATTAAACGCAAAATAAGTCACACCTTGGTCAGCAATATAATTAACCATTTTCCAAGCTTTTTCAAAACTATCAAATGGAGCATCAATATTATAATGTAGAATACTACCACCATTACAATAACTGTCAAATTCAGATGCAATTCTTACACGCTCTTGACCTGTTGTTTTAATTCCTAAAGGAATAAACTGATTACCATAAAGAGGAAGGTCATAAATATCTGTTTCGGGATAGAAGAATTTATCTTTTAACATAAGTTTAGCCGCCGCAGATTCGCCGGGGATTTGCTCAGTATTTATCATATAATCACAATGATACTTTTTAATAAATTCATCTGCTGTTTGACGCATTACCTCAAAAATTTTCTTTCCAAATCTTGAAGCATCTTCTGTATAGAAAGTATTACCAAGTTCATCCATTACAGTATAACCAAACTTTTTCATTGTTTCGTAAATACCAATAAATCCAATAGTATTATAAAGATGCTCAAAATCAATTAAACCATAAGAATAATTAGGAAGAAGCTTTTTATCAACATTACGTTTAATTATATGACGAACACAATCTAATGCTTGTAAATCAAGCCAAACTCTATTTTTTAATTCTTCCAAGTATTCTTCTTCTGAATTAGTATCTAACGCAAGTCTAGCAAGATTAACAGTAGATACTTTTACCGACCCGACTTTAAGTGCTGTTCCACCAATAGAATTAAAATACCCCAAATCTTCAATATTAGATTTAAGCCTACAACAATTAGAAAGACTATTAACAGTATCATCAACGAATAAATTACTATCAGACCATTTCATATTATGTTTAATAGCCCATATAGCAAATTCTTCATCTACAAATTTACCATTTTGTCTAAGTAAAGAAATGGTACTTACAGGGAAAGTAAACATATTATCAGACCTAATGGCACTCATTACTTCCATATACCATTTTTGGAAATTAATAATCTCTTCTTCATAATCAATCATGAAAGTGCCATCTGGAAATTCTGCTCCACCAAATAAAGCTTCAAAATAAGGACGGTCGAAAACAGAAGTATTAGTAAAAGCTGATTGACTACCATCTCTTACATAAGGTTGATTTACTGCATAGATAAATCTTTGGAAATTTTGTTTTGCATAATATTCTTCAAATCCTGCTGACCTAATTCCTAAATAATTTTCATTTATATCTTTTTTCCAGAAATAATACATATAAGGAATAATATTAGGAAGTCCTACTGCGCCAGAAGTTCTATTACAAGCGAAACTAACAAATTCCTTTACAAAATCTACAAATGTAGTTAAATGCTTGGCAGGACAAGCATTCTGTCCATCTATAAAATAAAGTCCTTTTTCAGCTAAATCTTTTAAGTCATAAGCAAAACAATAACTCCGAAAAGTAGCTGAATTAGCATCATGCATATAAAGTTGACCAATCCATTCTGCTTTTAACCAATTATTAGCGGCTTTAAATCCAAATCTTTTTTGCATTTCATAATGAATTTTATTAAATGCCAAAAGTTTTTCATGTGGTTTGGGCATTTCTCTCTCAAGAGTAACAATATCTTTATGTCCTACGTTACTATTACCATCAATACTTGAATCTGCTACTGTCTCTTCATCAATAAAATTATCAATAAAATCTGTATAACTAAGTTGACCATCATCAAAACCATTTAAATGGGCTATTTCTGTCCCATAATCATTTTGATTCCTATTATAACCAACTGTAAAATTTCTATCTAAACGTATATTTATCTCCATTACATTACTCCTTAAAACTGATTAGCCCATGTATTAGCTTCTATAAATCCCATTGCTCTACCATTTACTTCAAGAATAGGAGTTTCTGTAAATCCTTTCTCAATCATAAAGGATGGGTCTTTATTCTCTTCTAAAGTATAAACAATTCCTTTAGCATCCAGTTTCTTTTTTAATACCTTACATCTAGGGCATCCTGTAGAGTATAAAATAATCGTGTCCATATTTATCCCCTCTTAAATTCATTAAAAAATCCTGTATCTATATCATCTTGAATCTCTTCATATATATCTTTTGTTTCATAAGCATATACAATTTTATCAATCATAGATAAAAATATAGGATTGTCAAAATCTTTATTATCTGCTTCAATTCTTCTATTAATTTCTGCTAAATCATCCCCACGTTCTAATAAACGTTTTCTACGAACGTCATCTGTGACGTTAAGATAAATTACATAAAAATTATCTAATTGCTTCTTGGTCATTCTTTTATATAAAGTCTCAACCTCATAAGGAGTTAATGTAATTAAAGAAATACAATTAGATTCAAGACATTCTTTTACATCATTCTGAAAAATCCCATAATCCCATATTGCTCCATTAGCTACTTTAAAAGATTGAACTGTAATAAAAGAACCAACCTTTTCAGCTTCTTTAAAATCTTCTTTGGTAAAATACCAATAATCTTGTCCATTCTTTTCGTATTTTCTGGGTGGTCTATCAGAAGCTTTTATCATTCTATAAATTTCTTTATTATTATCTTTAATCATTTTAATTAAAGTATCTTTACCCGACCCAGATTTCCCACATATGCCTAATATCATATATTACTCCTTATTTTCTAAATGTTCTCTACCAATTCTACGAACATCCTGTAAAAAAGCAAAATATTTATCCTCAATCTCTTCATCCAGTCTTTCTGGTAAAACAGGTACAATATCAACAATATTAGGACACATGGAACAAACTCCAAGATAACTACTGCCATCAACCACATAATGTCCACAAACAATATCTACTTTAAAATATCTAGAATATTTTTCACAAATATCTACCAAAGGCTGTACATAATCAACAGAAGTTAAATTATAGGCTAACATAGTTATTCTCCTTCAAATTCTTTTTCACTAAGTTTAATTAATTCACGTTTCTCGTCTGGTAAGTCATAAATATATGCAAAATATGTCCAACTACCATAATCAATTTCTATAAGATTTCCAAAATAGTTGCATCTGTAATAATATGAATAGCCTAAGTTATTCGCTTCAAGATGTTTCTTTACTAATTCCCATGCTTCTTCTTCTGTTTCGCATTCGCCAAGAAAAATTGCATTAAGGTCTCTTGCTTCTTCATAATTAGATTCACAATACACATATCCATCATTGCCCTTATTTACGATTTTCATATCAAGATTTAAGGGTCTTTTTGAGAAATCAACCTTCATTTGATACCTTATTCACCTCACTCTCTTCATCATTTTTAATATCGTTTTTTGGTATAATAAATTCTATATACAAAAGATAGTTATTATCTTCAGTACAAGCATAATTAAAAAGTGTTGTGTGAGGATTATCATTCGGATTTATAAATCTGTAACATGTATCTTTTTTAGGACAATTATTATTATCTTTTGTACAACAATAAATTCCTTCACGCATTATCAGCACACTCCGTTTTGTTATAATGTTCTATCCAAGGTTCATCTTTGTATTTTTTTCTTAGTGCATTAAATTCCCCTACCTGTTCAAGTGTATTAATATCAATTTGATATAGTATTGGTTCATTAGGCAATCCCCAATCACCTGTTCTATGCGTTACAATACAATGAATAATTTTAACAGGAAAATTTATATAATCCTCTGTAAAGCAATAAGTAGTTTCTGGATAGGCAAAATAAAATCCTCTCACATATCTATCTCTATCAATCATTTTAGCCTTATAAATAGGAAACTTACTTAAATCAGTCATCAATTTTTATCCTTTCATAAAAATCTTTATTGTAAGCATCATATCTTGTCTGAATATCATGCACATCAATATCTTTATGTTCCTCAAGAAATTTTGCTAAGAATCCACAAGTTTTGAATTCTGGACAACCATCTCTATAAATACAATTAGGAACTAATACATCAGCTTCAAAAGGATGCGTTTCATGAAGAGTTACTTTAAAGTTTTCAGCACATTCTCTAGTTTCTGGACTAGCACAATAACAAAGACGTTTTCTCCATGTATCAATTAAATGTTGCTGATTTGCATATCCATCAAAATTAACAAGAGCACCCTGTGGTTTTTCATTCCTAGGTATTTCATCATGTAAACGGTCATCTCTCTGTGTACTTATAAATGGAGTCCACACATGTCTAGACCAATGAGTAGACACCCAATAAGGGATATTAGGCCATGTCCAATCATACTGAAGTGTTCTAATAGGACTATGTTCTGAAATAAGAAGTTTCTTTTTAAAAGTATCTGTAGGTTCTTTTTCAGTAAAGTCCTTGTTGTCAGTAGTTCTACAATGATTTTTTGCCCTTGTCCAATCATCAATAATAGCACGAAAAACTGTTTTAACCTTCATATTATTATTCCTCCCATATTTAGTATTATATATTTTATATACTACCACATTTTGTGTTAAATGTCAAGTCTGTGTATTCAATTTTTTATATTAAATACACAGACTATTCTGATAATTAGAAAATAAGTTTGGGATGTGCCACATCATGTAACGCTTCTATTAAATGGGTCTGTTTCTTAGATAATCCTTTATTACCTACAGCATATCTAAGAGCAGAATTCTGAGCAACAATAATACATTTTTTCTTTGCTCTTGTAATAGCTGTATAAACCAGTTCTCTAGTTAACAAAGTATATGCTCCAAAATCTAATCCAATAATTACATTATCATATTGCGAACCTTGATTAGAATGAACTGTACCACAATAATTTAATTCAATTGAATCCCAATATTCACCTTCAAGAATAACTTCGCCAATCCCTCTAAAGTCGATAATCCATACAGGTTCTCCAAAATCATTAAAATCAAATTTTCTTAAAATACCTGTACTACCATTAAAAATATTAGGAGTAATTCTATAATGATTTTTCTTACAGATAACTTTATCTCCCTCTCTAATAATCTGTTGTTTACCATTTCTAAAGACTTTTACTTCTTTCTTTTTCTTATCAGCAGGATTACAAAGTTCCTGTAAAATGTCATTTAACTGAGATACGCACGCCATACCTTTTGTTTTCATAGGAACAATAACTTGGGTTTCAGTAATATCAAAATTAGGTTTACTCTTTAATTTCTGAAATTCTTCTACTACTTTATAATAAGTATTATTAGCATCAGAATAACAAATAATATCAAAATCTTGTAATTCCCCTCTAGTTTCAGTTCCAGACCAATCTTTTGAAATAAGAGGAATACCTTGTCTAGCCTTAATACTTTCAGTAATAATAGCAGATTTAGCCGCTTGTCTGTGAATTTTAGTTAGTACATTATGATGGATTTCGGGAGAAGCAAGCATATTACTAGCTACATTACCACAACCAATACTTTCAAGCTGACCATCATCACCAAGCATAATAACTTTTGACCCTGTAGGGATTGCTCTTAAAAGACAATAGAATAACTTTGCACCAATCATAGAAATTTCATCTACAACAACAATATCGTAGGGAAGAGGATTATCATCATGATAAACAAAACCCTGTTTATCTCCTTGAGGAAATCCTAACAATCTATGAATTGTAAAACCTTCTTCTCCTGTATATTCACTTAATACAGAAGATGCTTTACCAGATAAAGCACAAATTACATGAGAATTATTTTTAAAAATATTAAGAATTGCGGAAACTGTGTTACTCTTACCTGTTCCACCATAGCCAGTAATTATAAGAACATTGTTATCAAAAGCGGATTTAATCGCATTAATCTGTTCATCTGTATATTCCCAACCCTGTACGGATTCATTATGTTTAATTACATCTTCCCAACCATCATGTTTAAAATTACATTCAGCATCTCTTAATCTGATAAGTTCAGTTGCAATTTTAATAGCTAAATCATAATAATACTGTAAACCAAGTTTAGTTTTATCTTCATTAGTCCATAGTTTCTTTTCTTCAACAAGTTCTCTAATTGAATCTGTAATAGCTTCATCTGGAATTTCTTCTCCCAGTGTATCCAAAATAGCACCTAATAAATGGTCTGGTGTAATCCAAGACTGTCCACTTTCTCCACATTCACCTAAATAATAATTAATGTATGCTTTAATTCTTTTTGTACTATGAGGTTCAATGCCACCCTTCATAGCAATTTCATCAGCCTTTTTAAAGCCAATTCCATTAACCTCAGTACAAAGAACATATGGATTATTTTTTACTTTTTCTACAACTACATCTGGAGATTTATATTTATCCATAAGTTTTTTGACCATCGTATTACTTAAATCAAAATCTCCTAATTCAAGTAATACTCTTGCCATTCCAATGTGTCCTGCAAATCTTTCAGCCCATTCAGTGCATCTAGCCATACCACAACCTTTAATTTTGATAAGGTCAGTATAATTTTTAGTGTCTAATGCAGTAAAAGGGTCTTTTAAAGCCTTATACATATTTTCTACTTGATTGGGTGTAAAGATACTTTCCAGAAATGCTCTTTTACCCTCTGCGGTATCGAATGATACCGCAGTATACATGGAAATAATATTATATTGGTCTCCCCATTTAAAGTCACATACGTATTCGGCTTTAATATTATATGTATTTCCAATAACAGGATAAGGCATAGTTCCTTTAAAAATAACATTATTATGGAAAATTGTATCTGCTAATTCTCCCGATTTCATTTTATTAATTGAGCAACAAATAATTCCGAAATTTTCTCTATAAAATCTAATTCCTTCAATTGTTGCTACACAATCAATAATATTACTACTCATCTTTTGTCCTTTCATATTGTAATAATAAAGTACCATTTTTATTGACTTCTTTAATTAAAGCTACTGTGTGTTTATAAATAGTGTCATTATAAATTCTAGGATAGAATGTATCTCCAATTCTAATACCAGAAACAATAATCATTTGACCACGTTTAAGCCAACTTTCTTCTACTCTATGACTTTTACCATCTTCGCCCATTTGTGAAATACTCTTATTGTAAAAAGCATAATGACCTTTACTCATTTTAACATTTACTAATCCATATTTTGTCAGCAATGATACCATGAAGTGATTATTGTCTGCATTAATAACTGTTCCTGCAATTCTATTAATTACATATTTAGGGATTCGTTTTAATTCTTCATTAATATACCTTGTATAGAATTCATATGGAACAGGTTCTTCTGGAAGTTCATTAAAATTAACAATACCATATAATTCCTCATTTACATCTTCTAATTCATGTTCTTTATCATAATAGGTTAATGCATTCATTGACCAATGCGCTTCATTACCACTAGCCCATTTTTCCCATAAATCAAGATATAAACTAAGATTATATCTATTTAAAGCGTCTGCACTACTCATCCATTCTCTGAACGGTTTAATATAAATTTCTGCTTCTTTATTAATCATTTTTTCGGATACAAGATAATACTCATCTTTAACTCCTACAATACAATTTTCCGAAAAGAAGTCTTTAAAAACAGCTTGACTTGTATCATCTAAAATATAATACCTATCATGATAACCACGTTTTAAGGGTTTTTTATCTGGGTCTATATAATTAGAATAAAAACCTTCGTCATCAAGAATATAATTTTTAAGAAGTAAGATTTTAACACATTTATCAAATTCTTCTGGAATTAACTGTTTTTCACGGAGTTTCCCAAGTTGAGATAATGTTAATGATTTAATTGGATTAAAACAATATTTCTTTAAAAACCAACCCATAGTAACCGTTTTATCAGCATTATGAAGTTCTGTGAAACATCCTGCTTTAATTAATTTTACCATTTGATTGGTTTTAACTATTCCAGTGTCTAAGAGCCTTTCAGCAAAATCTTCTATAGACGAATATGGACGATTCTGAATAATAGCTTGTGATATATCATCCCCAATTCCATTTATTGCTTTTAAAGCATAAATAATTCTATTGTTTTTTTCGTCTGGTGCAAATCCAAATTTTACTTCATTAATCAAAGGAAGACTTATTTTAATACCAGACCTAATCATATTATCAATAGCAATACCAACTTTACCATAATTTGTACTACCATCAAGTTCTTCATCTGACATACTATCAACAATAAGATTAGCACAATTCCAATAGATAATAGGATATTTATATGCCATATTCATTTCTTGAACAGCAATTGTAGAATATCCAAGAATATGAGGAAGTGAAAATGAATATTGTAACTGTGGTTTTATACATTCATTCCATACATAATTCAACATATTTTCAGAAGTGCCGTTTTCTAATCCTTTTTTATAAAAATTTTCTTTTGCCTGTTTATGAAGAGCCACCTTTTTCTTTGCAATAAGTTTTCTAAGCTGATTTGCTTCTTTCATTGAATAATTAGAAATATTCTTATCCATTGAAAGCATCATAACATCTTCTTGCATGGTAGACATTCCAGATGCATGTTCAAGATATTTTTTAATTGTATTTATTTCATCAACAGTTAAATTATAACTATCCATAACATCATACCATTCTTGAATATTATTTTTATATCTAACATATGTATCAAGAGGTTGTTCTGAATCAGTACTCATAAGACGCATAACAGCATTAGCAACACCCAATTCAGTAAGTGAACGAGGTTTAATCTTTTTTATAGCTTGTGTTCCAACTTCTGTCATAAATTGAAATAGGTTAACAATTTTATGATTTTCAGCCATCTTCCACATATCTTCAGAAGTATAATCTAAAACATCTGGATGGAAATATTTATTATAAGTTTTTAATAAAGAACCTTGCCAATCAATATATCCATATTCAATTAATAGATTCATACATTGATGCATTGCATCAAGATTAACAATTGTCAAATAATCATATTTTAATCCACCTGCATATGTTGAATCATCCATATCCCATTGAGTTGTAAACTGTCCATTTGTTGCTTTCATCATACAATTTAATTCATAATAAGGATTTTCAAAAATGATGACTCCCGATGCGTGAATTGTTCTTCCGCAAACCATTCCTTCAATAGTTAATGCTGTTTCAATCAATCCTTCAAATTTATTACATTCATTAATAAATTCTATATTTGGCTTATTGTCTTCATCTCCGTAAATCATTACAGAAAGAGGGGTTAATTTACCACGTATAGAGGGAATTAGACTAGCAATATATTGTGCTTCATCATTATTAATTCCCAATCCTCTAGCACTAGTTAAAATAGCTGATTTTGCTCCTTCTGTTCTAAAAGCACAGATATTCAAAACACGGTCTTCACCAAAATTCTTTCTTGTAGCTTCAATAATCGCCTGTCTTTTAGATTTTTCAGAGTCAATATCAACATCTGGCATTTCGGGTCTACTTTCATGCAAATGTCTCCAATATGGAATATTTTGTTTATATGAATTAATTTGCTGAAGTCCTATCAAATATGCAGTATAGAAAGAAGCAATAGAACCTCTAGAAACTCCAACTAAAGATTCTGCATCTTCCCACATTATTTTTTGTTCAATATACAAAGCTGTAATATAATAATTTGAAATTTTATCATGAATATTTTCACTAGATAACCATACAGCTTTTAGTTCTACATTAATACGCTCCATCATCTTGTAGAACTCTTCATCAGACAAGTCCTTGGTATATTCTTTTTCCCACCAACCTTTTTCAATCAGATATAAAAAATATCTATCATGTATATCATCAGAATAAGCAAATTTTTTAATATACTCACATTTATCATATACTTTTGAAAAAGAATGCTTCATCTCAAATTGTGGAATTGAAACTTTAGGGACAACTTGAGTATGATTTAAGTCAAAAAATTCAATTTTATCCGCTATCTTGCAAGTATTTTGTAAAGCTAAATCAACATTTTCAGCCCCTATTTGTTTATCCATCCATTGATGTATTTCTTCTGCATTCATTAAATAACAGGTTTTATAAAATTCCCCTGTTTCACGACTATCTTCTTCTCTACTATTAAGATAAGCATTATGAACACCTCTTTGGTCAGCAGATAAATAATGAGCATCTGTAGTAATAATATATGGAATATCTAATTGTTCACTTATCTTTATTATAGTTTGATTAACTCTAACCTGTTCTTCACAGTCATTAGGTTGCATTTCTAAATAAAAATTTTCATCTAAAAAAATGTATTGACACCAATCAATAAACTCTAAACATTTTGTTGGGTCATTTCTAAGTATCCAATAAGCTAATTCAGAACCAATACAAGCTGTTTGAGCAATAATATGTCCTTTTTCATCTCCTATAACATTTTCCAATTGCTCCTTTGTAATAGGAGTTCTACACATTTTTCCTGTATAAAAGCTATTGTCCCATGCTTGAGAACTAATTTGACGAATTTGCTTACTCCCAATTTTATCTTTAGCAATAAGAATAAAATGATAAAATTTTGTTTGTTTAGGTACATAATTGTCTCTAACTTCTTCTAAAGAATCAACTAAATAAATTTCATCTCCTAAAAATATACGGAAATCTGACCCTTGTTCTTTTAATTTTTTCTGAATATGAATTGCTTTAATCCATCCAGAAAGAGATTCATGGTCAGTTATAGCCACTCCCCTCATTCCGAGGGAAATGGCTCTATTAATTAATTCATTTAATTTATTTGTACTGTCTAAAAGTCTTAAATTTGAATATTCAGTATGACAATGTAAACTATAATAACTCATATTTTTAACTCCAATTATATTTAATCATCAATACTAACAGTATAATTCAATAAAGCATCATAACATTCTTTGGTTATAAAATTATTTTTATAATATAAATTTGCTTTTTCTTTGATATATTTTTCTCTATGATATTTATAAATGTAAAAAGCTTCTTCTATTCCTTCTGGTGTATTTGGAAAAACAGAACTCCATTCTGCTTCTTTTGTAATAGGATTTTGCCATTTTGCTATTACTTTCTGACCTTGACAAGCCCAAGTTACCCCCAATGGCAAATCTCCTCTTACGGTTGGATGAGTACATATTAAAACATTTATAGAACTTGGTACAATGCAACATGTTGTTGGAGAATATAATTTATTGTTCTTAACTAATATATCTTTATCTAAACAGATTCTTTCTGTTTGCTTTATCAAAAATGGAAGATTTGGTTGAGAACTGGCCCAATTATAATAATTACTAAAATAAGTCCATTCTTGGCATATTGTTGTTCCTACGCTTAAAGGACGGGAATTATGATAATTGTCACTAACCTCTCTAGTATGCATGTTGATAAATTGAGAATAAATTATTTTTATAATTGGGTCATTACTATATGAAACACTCATATCTAAAATATATCCACTTTTATTCATAGAATACATATCTCTTACATATCCTTTTTTTATTTTATCCCACCTTGTCCAAGTTTTATATCCAGATTCAAATTCGACTTGAACCTCATTTGCATTAATATAATTAATTACTGTAAATTTTTGTTTATTTGTATTATAAAATACCTGTCCCTCTCTATTTTCTTTTTGATTTTTATTACTATCCATAATTCATTCGTTGTCTTCCTCACCACCACATACTGGGAAGAAGAGTAGCCCAAATTTCACCAATTTCAACAACAGGTTCATAAGCTTTTCTATCAGCTTCAACTATACTCATTCCCTGTTTTCTATATTCATCCATTTTATCATCAATAGCATCTTCTTTGAAGTAATACTCTAACCTTTCAAACATCATATTGATTAATTCAAGTTGAGTATATTCTTTCCCCTTAAAAGTAAATTTATGATAATTAAGGTCAACTATTTGTACACCAACTTCAACAAATTTCTTAACTCTTTCATAAAGCCACATATAAAACGTTTCGTCTAAATTCCATGTTTCTCTACTAGTAAATCCATAAGTCTCGTATTCTTTTTGAAAGAACTTTTGCGTATCAGTATGAAGTTTATTATTCTCTTCTTCATAAAGATAAGGGAAAAGTTGTTTATATTCTACTCCAATATCATCTAAATATTTATGTTTTACTCCCATCTTCCATCTCCATACATATAAAATTCATCAATTTTCTGTTTGTTAATAGTAGTATTCCTAAGAAGAATCTGTAAACCATTCTTCTGTTTTGAGAATTTATAGATAAGTTTTGCCATATTAAGACTTACAAAGATTCTATTATTCTTAACCTTTACAGCCTTACCTTTAGAATTTTTTCCAGTGGCACTAATCGTATAAATTCTATTTCCATGTTTAATTTTAGTAGAATATTGATAAATATTACCACCTTTGCAAATTTCTTTCTTAGTAGAAGAAATTACTTTATAAGTTCCATATATAATATTAGAACCGAATTCGACTTTCTTATTCCAATCTAAACTACAAAAACATTCTTCTTCCTTATCCCATTCAAACCATTCGCATCCCCAACCTTTTTCTACATAGAACGTATTGGTCTGATAATATGGAATATTATGGTCAACATAATGTCTGGTGTAATAATGGTAATTATATTCTGAAGCATTGGTTGGAATAGTAGCCATAAAAGCAAAAATCATCACAAAAACAATAGCAATAATACTTTTAATTTTATTCATATTAACTCTCCTTTAAAAAAATATCTTTCTTTTTTCTGTCTTTAATTTTTCTTTATCTTTTTTAAAATCTAAAATATTAAATTCTTTATTAACACTAAAGGACTTTTCAGTGGGTGTCCATAAACTAAAATAAACACATTCATTTTGATATTCTTTAGCATTAGGATTATTAGCACAATAATTACAATAGTAACAAAGAGGACATGGTTTAGGACTAAAAATTTTTGATTCATTACATTTATTAATAGCGTCTAAAATCTTTTCAATCTTTTTAATAAATCGTTTTTCCCAACCTGTAGACATAGCTTGTTGCTTTTGATTCAAAAGAATAAAATCATATTCATATTCAATAGGTAATTTACCAAACATATTTAAAATTGCACAAGCATAAATACCGAACTGCTGACTTGTTTTAACCTTTGAATCATCAAAAATTTTCTTACTTGTTTTATAATCTACAACTTTAAACTCACCATCCTTAATATCAACACGGTCAATAAAACCATGAATAATACATCTATCATTCCAGACAAATTCAAATGGAAGTTCAAAATAAACAGGTTTCCATTCATTGTCTGTCATTTCATTTTGAAGAACAGTTGATTTAAATATTTTTAGTTTTTCTTCATAAGTCATTCCAGAGGCATTATCTTTAGCATACCAGTTTTCAAAATAAGAACGTTTTAAAGCTTTAACACCTCTTAACTTCTCAGAAGTTTTTTCATCTTGTTCTTCATATCCGCTTTCAATAATATTATATAACTTATTAAAGTCAATGTCAACCCCTAAATGTACCCAATGTCCTTTAATTTCTAAAATTTTATGAAGCAAAGAACCTAACTCTAAAGCTAATGTAGTATCTTCACTTCGTTTATCTTCATTATATTTTAAATTATAAGCATAAGGACAATTCACAAATTGCTCTAAACTACTATGCGAGAAAACAGGCAAGTCCTTATCCATCTCTGGGTCTACAGCCCTTATATATGGTTCTAAAATTGCTTCATTCATAATTATCTCCTATATAATCTCATTCCATCATGGTATCCTTCTTCATATCCGACTTCTCTACCTTTTTTAAATCCTAGTCCTGTAGAAATTCCTAATAAAATAGTAAAAACAATAATAATTGCAATATCACTCATTTTCTTCTCCTTCAAAATCAAAATTAAATGGGGAATTAACTAATTTATGTCCTTGTGCAACAATTTGACTAGCACTAGTATAATATCCATTTCGTGATAACCATTCTAATTCACCAGTTGAACTATAATAATTATATCCCAAATCTGCTTGTGTATTTCCTGTACAGTATCCTTGACGGTCAAAAATATGTAAACAATAACCTTGATTAGAATGAGAATCTATATAATCAGTATGTAATGTATATTGTATACCAACTTTTTTATAACATTTTAAATTATCCTTTAAAGCACTCATCTTTCAACCCTTTCACATCCTCCATTGTAATCTCAATTTTTTCTTCATATAACTCAAGAAAAATATCCTTCCCACAATCTAATGGGCTATCTTTAAATCCTAATCTATTCTTACTATCTGCAATTAAATATACTTGACAATATGGAACAAATGGTGCTAATTTTTTAATTTGTTTTTTCATCCAAATTTCTGCTTCATATGAATCAGCTTCTTCATAGTCTCTATCTGGAGCATATATAATTTCAGATACTTTTAATTCATTCAACAAAATCTTTTGTTGTGTAAAAGTAATTGCTGAACCACAAGTAGCCACAACATAAGAATTTTCACCAAAATAAGTATAAGCAAGTAAACATGATTTTTCAGCTTCAACTAGCATTATTTTCTTATTTTGTTTTATTCTATCTTGAGTTACCCATAATCCATATAATGTAGAACCAGTAGAATACTTTAATTTTTGTCCATTAATAACCATATTATCATATTTGGCTTTAGCTACATCTAAAGGATTAAGATTTCTACAACGTATTCCAATTAATTTTTCATTAGAATCCCTAACAGGAATTGTAATTTGATTAGTTAAACCATACCAACCAATTTCATATCGTGATAAAGCCTCTGTACTAATTCCTTCATTAATCCAATCTTGAAGCGGGTCTGGATTATACCAAAATAATTCCAAATAGTTTTCACTTATCTCTTTTAGATTAGGAATAGAATTAATTTTTTTATTTTTAAAACTTTTAATACGATTCATCCAAGCTAAATCTGTATTAATTGTTTTTGTCTCTGTTTCTTCTGGTGTAGATTCAATAATTTTATTTGTAGTTTTAGCTAAGAAATAAAGTGCTTTATACCAAGTTAAAGTTTTACCCTGTTGTCTGTGCGCTCTAATTATTAATTCAATTATACCATATGTATCACCACAAGTATAACAATGAAATCTGCCAGTTCCATCACCTTCAGTATTATGAGGATAATATATCAGTTTATTCGGTGAATCACCACCGTGACATAAGCAGGTATTAAAACACAGACTATCATGATTCCCTTTTGTATGTTCTCCATTACCTAATGCAGTACATACTTTAATAATGTCATCTTCGGTAAGAGAGTTAATTATAGCTTTATAATTTAAATACATAGTTATACTCCTTTACCAACCAAAATTACGTCTCTTAGGTTTATCCTCTTCAAATGGTACTTCATCTATTATTTCTTCTGTTTGAGTAATATTATTTTCTTCGGGATTATCTGACAGTTGTGATTCTACAACTTTAGCATCAACACTATGTTGTTTAACAATTTCTTCAATTGCTTTAATATCACTAAAGTCCATTGCAATGGTTTCACTTAAATCAAAATCTGTTACAAAATAATCTTTAATTCTCATTGTACCTAAATCTACATGAGAAGCTACAACTACCCTAGTATATTCACCTCTACGACATTTATATACCCATTGGAGCATATTAATAACAGGTACACCAACCATATTTCTAGTTAAAATATCAAGTTTAGCCCGTTCTGCTCTATTTGGTTCTGAAATAATAAGACATACATCACATTTCTGGGGGATACTTTTAGAACCTTGAATTACAGAGGAATCCTTATATTTAGCCTCTTTTGCTTCATTTGAAAGCTGAGTGCCAGTTAAAATACAAATAGATAATCTTTCTGCTAATGCTTTTAATCTTGTTACAAATACAATAAGAATTTGATATTCTTGCATTCTAACAGATGTTTTGTTTCGCATTTCTGTCATTAATCTTAAACTTGTCTGAAGATAATCAAAAATAAAAACTTCTATTTTATATTGTAATACATATTTTTTTGCAATATTTTCAATATCTGTAATATTATAATCGTCACAATATACAAGATACAAAGGACATTCCTTAATATATTTAGCGGCTTGTCTTACTCTTTCAAGTTCTCCCTTTTGGTATTCACCTTTAATAATATGTGCTTCATTTACACCAGATACACAAGCTAAACAAATGGTCTGAAATTCACTTAAAGAACCTTCAGTTCCAAGAAATAGTGTTGGAGTACAGCAACCAGTGTAAATAAATTCATTTTTATCTAAATCAAAAGTATAAGGACATGCAAATTTTAAAGCATCCATTAAAAAATTTCTTGTTTTACCTACACCAGTAGAAGCAGACCTAAGAATTAAACGACCTGCCATTGCTCCACGACTAATAGTATTTAATGCCTTTGACGCAAACGCATAACCAAAATCTGGAGATTCAAGAAGAGAATCAATTAATTCATCTAATCCATCACCTGCTTGGATATTTTGTGTTAATGTATTCGTACAATACATTGCTTTTGCATCAATAATTAATTTGTTTTCAATTTCTTCTACAATATCCTGTTCGGTATAATTATCAAATTTTATATTTTCCGCATCCAGTTCTTTATCAACAGTTGTAGGGTCATATATAAATCTGGTATCTAATCCGTTTTTTTCATAAAAACGCAATAAAGCATACTTACGAAGTCTATGATAGTAATAATCATAATTTCCTAAATCTGCTATTGTTTTAGCGTTATTAACATATTCTAATCCATTATTTTCTTGAAATATAGCATATTGTGTTTTATAATCTTTTAAATAGGAATCAATTGAAAATTCGTCAATTGTTTCACAACCATTCATATAAAGATTATAAATAGCAACATATAACAATTCATAGAAAGATTCTGTATTAAAATCTGTTCTATCTAATGGTCTGTCAATATCATCAATTAATGCTGTATTTAACATTAAACAGCCCAATGTATTAGAATATGCTCTCTTATCTGATAGGTTGTCATACATTCATTTTACTCCCCTATATCTTCAACACTTAATTGTTTAATGGGACGCTTTGGACGTTTAATATAAATTGTCGTTTCTTTATACATCCCATCAGTATTTAAATCTTTATTATTTGTTTCTATTCTATCTAATTCTTCATAGAATTTTTTAGTTTGACTATAATAATAAGGAATTAAACCAACAACACCTTTTTTAAAATCAAAATTATATTCAATAATTTCATTCATATAAACTAAAGTAAGGTACATCCACTTCCATGGAATACCGTACTTCTCATTTATATTAGTAGAAATCGCATAAATTTTTGGATCAAATGGTTCATCTGACTCATTGTTCATTAGCTGTTTAATGTATTCATAATATGTTTTTTTATCATTATATTCTTCTTCCGAAAGACCGTCTTTTAATTCTGCTTGTGGTTTAGGTTTTCTACCTCTTTTATTAGTTGAAGTATTATTTAATTGTTTTTGCTTTTCTTTAGCTATATTTTTTACTTCGGATTGAAAACATTTAGAATGGACAAATCTATTATTTTTATAAAGAATTCCTTCTTCTCCAATAATAGATTCGCCACATATCATACATTTCTTGGGTCTACCTGCACTCATTTACATTTCCTCTTCAATAGTAAAAATACGATTGCGTTCATCTGGAATAGTGTGAAAAACAATATCTGTAGAACATGAAGTATATTTATCTTTTTGTCGGGTAAATATCCCATCTTTTTCAACAGGTCGATATTCTGTTTTAAATTCTACAGTAATATTAGGACTTGGACGAACTAATTGAGTAATAATTGTATTTTGTACTTTTATCTTTAAAAACATAGGTTTACCATCAGCAATATCAATTGAAGTTAAATCAAAATATGATGTACCACAATAGGGACATTTATTTAAATGTGGGTCATTAGGCGCACCACAATTAGGACAATTTCTACTCTCCATCAGATACAACCTCCACAAGAACCTGTTCTAAAATCTTCTGCATTAATAGCATAAAAAATTTCTTTCATTATATCTTTATCTGTAGTAATAGTTTTTAACCACTCTAAATTTTCTTCAATCCATTCATCACATTCTAAACCATTATCATAAGAAGACCATTCTACATCCCAATCTTTTGTGAATCTCCAACGTTTATAGCCCCCATACGTATTCATAGAACCATCTCTTAATTCTTCTGGAATTTTATCTGATACATCAACTCCATCAACAATTAGAGTCCATTTGCCGAAACAAAGACAAGGCCATTTACCACTCCATTTTGCTTCTACTATTGCCATAATTTACTCCTTTATTATATATGTTAATATTATATTTGTCAAGCTAAATCCAATGGTCTTTTTCATCTATTTTATTTTGTTTAAATAAAATAAGAAACATTGCTGTAGGAAATATTGCGGCAATTCCCCCAATTACAATAATCATATTTATTCTTCCTCTTTATTGTTATCCTCTTTATTTAATTTTCTTTAAGGTTATCTTTTGTTTTATCCCATGCGATTAATGTACTTTCTAAAACATATCCAATATAGGGAGCTTCTTCTTCCGTACTTTTACTACATTCATTAATTATTCCTTTTAACCAAGGAATCGGAATTACTTCAAGAGTTTCCATTTCATCAATATCTTCCTCTGTTACTCCCATAACTCCATGAAATCCTTTATTCATATAACGAATTTTAGCCTTTAATTCATCTGCATTAATCGGTCTCATATTTTAATCTCCTTCTTCAATTTCATTCTTATCATCCCATCTTTTATATTTCCATTCAGAACAATCATCTGTTAAATAACAATAATAACATGGACTCAAATATTGGGATACATTACGATATTCACAAGTTGAGCAATCTTTTGTTTTAATATTAATTTTTACATTATTTAATTCAGAATAAAAAGAACGCATTTTCCCCAATAAAGTATTAATTTTAATTTTTAAATCTTCAGAAACAATAAAATCAATACAAAGAGTATTATCTCTATTATAAGTATCTGTTTCTGAATAAAAATCTAATTCCTCAGTCCCCGCTTTAACTGGAATTTTAAATTCTACCCCATCTTCCGTTTCAATATAAATCATTTATTTACTCCTTATTCTTTTATTATTTCATAATACTTATTACCCTTTTTAAAGGCTTTAATGATTTTATTAAATTCTTTTATTGCTTCTTCTTCTGTTTCATATCTACCTAATTCCCAATAGTTTGGACTGCGATAAGCCGCTAAACAATAAATCGTATCCTTATTTCCATCACTAAGCATAAAAACATCAGAAGTACGAATTTCAATAACTGAAGATTCTAATGGAATGCATACAGCCGATGTTTCTCCCCTTGTATCTCTTGCTATAATTACCATAACAAACTCCTAATTTTTTTCTTTAAATTTATATTCTTTCTTCTCCTCATCCCATTCTACACTTTTATTTAATTTATCCATAATTGTATAATACTGTTTGTCTGTAAGAATATCTTCCATCCACATTACAAGCATAGTATTAACACAATATTCATATGAATAAGGTCTGGCCTCTGAAACAGGTTCTATTTCTTTAATCATATTAATACAATCTACAATAGTTTCTTGTGCAATAAAAATATCATGGTCAATGGAATTAGAACCATCTGGAGTAGTAAGACTGGGCATTGAATTACTTAAAATATTTATTACTGTCTGTTTATAAATTTTATCTTTTGTCATATTATTTTATTCTCCTATATGGTCTTCATAATAATCAGTATCAAGATGTAATCTTCTACACTTAGAACAAGGATAAATTGGTTTTGTTGTGAAATGGATACAACCATCACAGCTATCAGAAATTGTACCATTTTCCATTATATATTCTTTTATTGTTTCTTCACAATAAATATCATTATCACTTATACCAAGAGTAAAAAGAAAATCATCAACATCAATTAATCTTCCCATTATTCTATTGACCTCATTGCATTAATAATATAAGATATTGTTTTTGCAGTTGGTGAAACAATCCATCCTACCATATCATTTAACATTACTATAAAAATAAAACCAAACACGACAGTTGATACTATAGGAATAATTACCCAAAAAGTATATTCTTCTTCATTATTTTTATCATATTTCCATGCTTTAGGTAAAAAATATATAGATACTATTGTAATAACTAATGATACAATCCCCCAAATTATATCTTCAGCAATATTCATTTTTGCTAATTCTGGGATTAAATACTGTCCAGTTGTTCCTAACTTTTCACACAAAACATTAATTACTTCACTAATTTCATTCTCCATATTTATTCTTCTCCTTCATACTCTTTGGTAAGTGGTTTCCATGCTATAACATCATAACAAACTTCATTATTAACTATCCAAATTCCTTTATGATGCCATTCTGTACTTGTGTATTTTAAAGGGGTATCTCCATCATTTTCTAAAATTGTTACTTCAACTATTGTCCCTTCTGTAGGTAAACCTTTTAAAATAGGATTCCATGAAAGTTGCTCTATAGTTTCTTCTTTAAGTTCAGCACCCTTTTTTAATCCAATTTCAAAACCTTTTGTAAAAGCTTCTCTAATAGAGGTATCAACAGTACATTCACTTTTAAAATAATTATCAATTACAATTTTCTTTTTTGTTTCACTAATTGCCATTATGTGTTTCTCCTTGTTCCTTTTTCCATTCAAGAATTAACCAATCAATTATATATTTATAATCACTAATAACTTCATCCCGTTTTTTCTCAATCCATTCTACAGGAATTACATTTTCTTTTGGAACATAATAAACTGTTCCGAACATCTGAATACGAATATCTTCTTTATTTACAGGTCTACCAAGACCATCTACAGTATCAATCATATCAAGTTCTTCTATGTCTTTTAAAACATTTCTTCTTAATATATAATCGTCAGCATTTCCTAATATTTTCTTCATGACATTCCTCTTCCTGTTTTGTAATTTTTATAATTGCCTTTGCCCTATTTATCATATCTTGTTTTCCTTTTTGATACCCTTCATGATATGTTATTTTTAATGCATCATAAAACGTATCAGATAATTCATATGCTTTTGTTTCAAGCCATTCTGGAAAGTCTATCATAATTCTCCTTTTTTCATTGCATCAAGTTCTTCAATTATATCCCCAATACTTAGAACTTCGTCATATTTACCCATAAGCCTTTTAACAAAAGACCATATTGTGTTATCTACATATTCATCAGCGGCATCAATAATTCTATTGGCACGATTATTATCTGGGTCTGAATTAAGTTCATCATATACAATAGCCATAAATGCTTCTCTATTATCATCATTTCTTTTTTCTGTCCACTCTTCTGTCCACGGTTCAAGCCACTCTATATCATAATACCATCTATCCCACCATTCTTCACTTGGCTCACAAAATGCACCTTTTTCATCGAAAAAAATTACTTTCATTGGTTTACCAATGGTATTATCCATTGGGGCTACCCAACTATTAATACTTCTTTCATGACGATGAGCCTTTCTACACACAACTACCATATTGTTTTTAATATCTTCTAATTTCATATCAATCCCTTTCCTTATAAGGTTCTAACCATTCTGGCAGAAAGCACCAATTACCATCGTCGTATTTCAGTGACGTTTCAAATCCGCAGTATACCAGTCCATCTTTGCAAATTATGATAACAGTCATAGGTTTACCTATTGCTTCATCCATTTCTGGTCTTGCCCAGAATAATCTCTCATTATAATGTGCTTCTTTGCACACAACCTTCATACCGACTTTAATATCATTTCTATCCATGTTGTTATCCTTTTTGTTCTTCTTTCCATCTTTTTAACATTGCTTCAATCATTCCTGCGGTCATTGTAGCAAATTCAAAGTCCATTGCTCTGAGTCTCTTAATTTCTGCTTCAATCCATTCCACAGAGATTGCTTCAACTCCTTCCACCTGTTCCACAGCTTGAGTTGTAAAATCAATAATATCCTTTGCGGCATATTTACCATCAATTCCGTCCCATAATTCCTGTATTACCCTACGTACTTCATTTATATCAATTAGTCTTTCCATTCTATTTCTCCCATCTAATAATTCCGTGAATAATGACAACGGATACCACACTCGCAACAAGAGTATCTGTCACTCTCCACGTACTCAAACTTACAAGTCATACAATCTTGTCTAGATTCTTCCTCTCTTAAAATTAAATCCTCACCCATTCTGTTCCTCCTTCCACTCCGCAAGCATAGTTTCAAGAAAATAGACAGGATTATAAAAAGCACTGTTATGTTCTCTCAACCATTGTATTTTCTTTTCAATCCAGTCAACAGGAATTGCTTCAGCCTTTATATCAGCCTTGCCACGTTTATATCCTTCCTTGTGGCCTGCATCGTAACCTTTGTTAAACACCTCTCTGAACAAATCTTCATCGTTAAAATCTTCATAGAGTTTCGATTCATTCATTTTGTTTCTCCTTTCCACGGCTTAGGCTTTTCCATCCATGCAAGCACTGATTCATCTGTAAGTGAACCAAATTCTGGCGACCACCATTCAATCTTTCCGCTTCTTGGGTCAATAGACCTTTTTGCTTCGATTACTTCCTTTTCGTAACCTTTGATTTTAAAAGGCTTCTTAGTAATAAGCACATCATGTTTTTCTTCTGGTAATCCCTCACTACATGGAATCCAACTATCTGGAATTTCCAGATAGTTCGTTTCTGCCTTACCTTGTTCGTATCCCGTTTTATATCCCGCTTCATATCCTTTTTTCATAGCATCTTCAATAGTATCGTTAATTACACTCATTCTGTTTTCCTTTCCATTCAGAACAAAAACCGTCTATCCCAAATATCTGTGTTATTTTACAGGCTTCTTTCCAACAACAGTTGTGGCATCGGTGATTCTGTTGTTCCAATGCTTCAATTGCCATAATGAGTGCATTGCTTCTGTCAACCGCCCTTGTAAATAAATTACATTTAGAACAATTAAAGTTACAAGAATCAGCACCTTCACATTCTAGCATTTTTGTTAAAACTTCAATTATTTCATTATTCATTTGTTTCACCTTACAATTCTTTAAGTTCTTTTTCAAGGCTTTCTTTATATTCAGTCATGGTCTTAATTTCAGCTTTAAGAAAATTAATCACATTTTCTATTGTGAATGTTGCGCTTCTCAAATGAGCATTAACACTAAATACATCAAAACAAAAATCACCATCTATTTCTTTACAGCCCTTATCTCGATACTCAACGATTTCTTCATAAGTATCTTGAAGGATTGGTAATCTTTCTGTTGTAATATATTTGATTTCGTCATCTATTTCTTTTGCTCTTTTAAATGTTTCTTTCGTCATTCTGTTTCTTCTCTCCTTTTTCCTAATGAACAGAAGTCAACTTCTGCATCATAAAATGTTTGTTTTAAGTCACATATTTCTATTGGCATACTATCCATACATTTGTGAACAAAATGATGTTTACAGTCTTTACAATAGATGATTTCTGGCTGTACTGGCGGTAAAGCATTAATTTGTTTAGCAATCTCTTTAGCCAAGCCTCTCCACTTTCCACATTCGAATGTGACAATATCAATCGCATCCTGTTTGTATATGGTATCCTTATCATTCATTTCGTTCACCTCTCATATCCGCTCCACATTTGGGACAGAAATCACTTAATATCCATATCCCAGGACTAAATACGTCCCATTTGTTATAGTCTCTATGTGGGGATTTCTTACATTCTGAACAATAACAAGTAGTACCATCATGTATCCACTTTCCACACTTCGGCTTTACTATTGGTAGGTTTTCAAGCTGTTCTTTATACGCTTTAAGTGATGCCCTTTCAACTTTAATTGCATATTCATCTTTTATAGAAATATCAAAAGAACCAAGTGCTTTATTACATAATTCAATTTGTTCATCAAGTATATTTAATGCTTCTTGCCTTGAAATCGTTTCATCCATCTACTTTATCCCTTTTCTGTAAAAATTCTTCAAATGATTTATCAATCTGTTTTGCAAATTCAGACAATTCATATTTGTCACAAATCCACATATCAACTCTACCCTCATTTACTGTAGCCATATTACGATATGTAAGATTAATTGCTTTTGCTGTACACTTATTCCCTTTACCGCTATATTTACATTCAATACATGGGCATGTTATTGATACCATCTGCTTCACCTCTCACCATCATTCAAATCCATCGTTATAATAATTAACTACCGACTGATACAAATACATAACTCGTTCTTTGACAAAATCTCTATTTGCTTTTACTCCGAAGAATGTCTCCGTTGCATAGTGGTCACTTATCATTCTGACATTCACAACTTCACCGTGACCGTCCTTGTAAGACTTCCATATTCTTACAACATATCCTTTGGAAATCGCATTTGCATATCCTTCGCTCTGGACAATGCTTTTAATCAGTTCTTCCATCTGTTTTACCTCCAAGTGCTTCGATTACCAATTTTAATGCCAATTCCACCTCTTTATCACTTGCTTCACCTCTTTTTTCAAAACACGAATGAACTTCTCTATCATCAACTTCACATTTCCACTTTTCACAATAATCATAATACCATTTATAATATTTACAATTATCACAATTATTAATTTTATCCATTTGTTTTATTTCCTTTAAAAATCTTCATCTTCCCATGATTCCCATGAACAAAGAATTCCATATTGTCTTAACCTTTTTCTATTATAATCTGATGATTGACAACGTTTCTTATGTGGGCATCTTTTACATTCCCCTTCATATTCTTCACATTCTTCAGCATAATAATCCTGTTCAGCAAAATATCCACCAACATCTTCAAAGTCTTCTGCATAACTCATTTATTTTACCTCTTTTATTATTCATAATAATCATCTAACTCCAAATATCTTCTTACACAATTATTACATGGATTATAAAATTTATTACACCATTTACAGCCATTACAATCTACAGGTAAAGTATTATTAATACATTCTTTAATTTTTTTATCTCTTTCGGGATTACTACCTCCATCCCATTCATCAGCCCCTATCAGAGCCGCATCAATAGCATCACTTTTCAAAATTATTTTATTATTATTCATAATGTTATTCCTATAAATTATTCACAACTATCTAAATTATCTGTTTCACTCTTTATATCTGCTTTATAAGCTTCACAATCTTTTTCGTAAACTATCTTCTTGCCACAATTAGGACAGAATTTAGGTTTAGTTTTATCTACTAAAATTGAAGATGTTTCGATACAAGCATGACCATTCCATAATTCCTGTGAAAGACCCCTTCCACATGAACCACAAGATATTGTTTTTAAGTGGATATTATTAATAATTGGAATTTCTGATTCTTTAGTTGTTGTAACTGTAGATTTAGGATATTTTTCCTCATAATGCTGAACAATACTTTCTGCCCTTAAAAGAATATTGGGTAAATCTGCTACAATGAAAGTATTTTTAGCACTAGCATCATTAAAACCAGTTTGGTATCTTACTGTTATAGAATTATCTATAAGACCAGAGCCTAAAACTTTTACAGGTAAAAAACATTCTTCTTCTTCTCTATAATTTTTCATTGATTTTTCTTCCATTACACTATCCTCTTTAGGTTTAAATTGAGTTGGCATTTTATTAGAAGTAATATCTGTATTACATCTCCAACAAGGGTCTACATCAAAACCAGTACCTTGATATATACAATTCTTACACCATTGCATTATTCTCTCTCCTTTTGTACAAAATTTGTTGGAATATTTTCTATTTTATTCATACTACAAAGTTCACAAAATATATGGGAAGATTCAATAGATAAATGTTTACACTTTGGACACCATAAATGAATTGCTGATATTTCCTTTTGATTTTCTTTATTAAGAAAACAACTATCACAAGATGACGTATTTAAATTTATGCAATTCTCACATTCACAATAGCCATTCCATTCAAGAAAACAATATTTTCCCAAACAATAATTATCAGACCTGCGAGAACAATTTCCTATACCTGTGGAATCATGAATACACCACCAATAATTCTTTTTTTTAAATGGTTTACTCATTGTTTCCACCTTCAAGAATTCTCATAATATATTTTTTCCCATGATAATCAAAATGAAATTCTTTTTGATTTGTAAGAAGATATTGTGCTACTGCACACGTAGCTTCATTTGTAACATTGCTTCTATTTCGCCACGAATTATCCTTTTTATTCAATGTTCCTGCATAAATACCTGCAACTCCACAATTAACATGATACTCAGCCATTATTTTACTCTCCTATTCCAAGCCTCTATTGCTAATAAATTAGTGTCTTCCCAATCTCTACACTTATATTCTTTAGTTCTAACACCACATTTACTACATTTTACATAAGCGTATGTATGAATAATAACATGCCATGCGTTATTATAAAGATGTGCTTTACCACCACAAAAAGGACAATTTTTTATAGGTTCCTGTTCATATCCAAACATAATATTAATTCCTTTTTACATTCCTTTAATTTAATTTATTTATTTTATCAATAATGTGGTCTGTTGTCTTTTCAATAAAATCTATACCTTTGTTAATATTTTCTTCAGTCGCATAATGAGCAGTAAGAATCATAAATCCTGTATGAGCATCTGGAATAAAAGAATTTATAGCAAATATACAAATTAATATAATACATAATTTTTTAGCACAACTTTTTTTCATATGTTCAATCCATTCTTCACTTGTATCAGTTATAAGACCTTGTACTAAAGCAATTCCCGCTACACAAAGGAAAATAATAAAAGATGCAAAATCAATTGAATCTTTAATTGCATCTAATCTTGAAATAAAATAAATAGTCCATGGATTAATAATAGGTGTCATTTTTAAGTCTCCTTTTAATTATTTATTAAATATTATTTTTATCTCTCCAACAATCCAAACAATAAGTCCTAATATATTTATACATACTCCACTCGCTCAACCAATTATAGTATTGCATATGATGTAAGTCATTCTTGCTGTAAACCTGCTCTATTATATAAGGTTCTAACCAAAACACACTTCCACAACAATCACATACTTTTGGTAAAAAAGCAAATTTATGATTTGTAAAAGTAAAATTATAATTTTGTATTGGTTTTAATTGCCTTTCATAAAATTGAGATTCAAGTTCAAGTTTCAAAAGCTTATTTTTTAGATACTGCTCTTTTTCTATTTTTAAAGATTGATATTCGTTCCATTCCTTTGGAGTTATCTTAATTTTCTTATGTTTTTTATTTTTCTTTTCTTCCATATTTGTCTCCTTAATTAAATAAAGGAAGAAAGATAAAGCAATATGCTGTTGTCTTTCTTCCTTTCGAAGTATATCTTATTATAGCATGACTATTTGTTTTTGTCAAGTGTGATTTTTAGAATATTCATCAAGTTCTTCTTTATTAAGAGGTAACATAAGAATATCTTTAATTGGGCTTAATGTCCAACAAACAACATCATTTTCACAATTATTATTATCTCTATCTTTACTCCAAAGAATAGGACAATGCTTACATATAGAATTTGTCATACGAACAGTCGGACTTGTTCCATCAGATTCAAGTTCACAAAGTTTAAGTCTTAATAATAATTCTTTAAATTCTTCTGCATTTTGATATTTAAGAGAAGCTTGTTGCATGGCATACTCACATAAATAACAATTGTTTACAGGATTCTCACCTTTTTCTCTACACCAATCTTCTTTAAAATTCATTCTAAATTCAAATAGGTAAAAGCCATCTTCGGTTACTTCTCTTTCTTTTTCTGCTTTTGCCATTGCAATCCACATTTCATAATATTTTTCTAATGCAATATCTGGAGTAAGTTCTTTCATAATTTAATTCCTTTTATTATTTAATAAATAGCATTAATTTGTACCCATGAATCATCATCGTTTTCCATATAATAAAAAAGAATATCATTCTCTGTTAATCCTGTATTCATAAACATAGGATAAGGATAACGTGTTTGATTATATGTAATATGTATTTCACAATTTTCAAATCCCTTAGAACAATAATATTCATAAAATTCTTTTACTGTCATTTTATTTTAACCCTTTTTATTATATATAAATAATTTCTCTATATTTGTAATTTTTTCAGAATCTCTATTTTCTTTATTGCTTAAATTTATTTGATTTATAACTTCCTTACTCCATATACATTTAAAATCGCTAGGAGCATTAAATTCTGAAATTAATACTATATTTTTTGTAGACCACTTCCGCATTATATTCCAAAATTCTTCATAATTAAAATTTGTATTAAACCCATATTGAGTTGTATTTTCATAAGGAATATCACAATATATTACATAGTTAGCTAATTTTCCATCATCAAATAATTTATCCCAATCTTTATAATCACAACAAGAGAAATGAACATCCATTAAATTCGGCATTTGCTTTAAAATATTAGTACAAGCTTCTCTGTATCTAAACCTTCCATTTTTAGAACGAGCAAATCCACCTTTAAATCCTTTACCACCCCATGATGATAACCAACCAATACAGCCTAATTCCCATTCAGTAAAATTACTATAATTATTATCTCTATAATCTTTACGTGCTTTATCATATAATTCATATGTTACTTTTTCTTCTGGGATAAGTTCACCACCATTTTGAAGATGTTTGAATAAAGCAATTAGAATATTATCAATATCTGAGCCATATTTATTCTTGCATTTAATTTTGTCAATCATATTTCCACCACCAACAAAAGGCTCAAGATAATTTGTAACATTATTTTTATCAATATAAGACTGAATAATAGGGGCAATGTGTTTTGAAATTCTATTCTTACTTCCCATATAAATCATAAAAAGTCTCCTTTTATTTAAGTATATCCACAGAAGTTTTCTTCTGTGGATATACAATTTTATTCTAAATTATATTTATTCAATATTATTATCAGCAAGGAATGACTGAATATCATAAATGATTGCTTCAATTTGCTGTTCCTGTCCCTTTTTAAGGTCAGAAGCTTTTTTATCCACTCCAAGATTATTAGCTACAATGGCCTGTAAATCATCAAGATGACCAGTTTCAGCCATTTTTTCACCAAGTTCTTGCATTTCATCCATTAATTCATCATAAGTTTTTCTTACTATTTCTCTAGTAGCCTTTTGTTCGTCAAAAGTAACCGTTTTAATACCTTCAATTTCTTCCTGCTTCTTAATAGCTTCTACAATAACATTTTCCAAATTTTCTGCGGTAAACTCTTCAATTTTAGTAGTGGGAAGATAATCAAATCTACTTCTTGCAAAAAATTTATCTGTTTCAGCTAAATATCCAGAGGACTTAATAATTTTACCATTTTCGTCTACACCATTAGATTCTACATAAACTGTTACATCAGTAGCATCAATGATAGGAGCAAGACTTCTCTTATCTGCTTTAGGGCTAATATAACCTGTTTCTGAATCCGCTTGTGCATGGGCAATAAAGTATACACAATATCCTGCTTTTGTAAGCTTATTAATTTGTGCCCAAAATTCAGTAGCATATTCATTCCAAAGACCGTATCCACGATTACCAGAAGCAATTGATTCTGCTCCATATTTTTGACAAATAAATTCTTGACAATATCTTGCCGCAGGTTCAATTGAATCAAAAATAATAGTAGAATATAATTCTCTAGCCTTTTTTACTGTAGAGGGGTCTGTAAGCTGTTTATTAATTTTAATAAAGTCACTCCATCTACCAATTGGAACATACGGAATACCCGCAATAGCATTAAGTCCTGCTTCAAAAGGTAAATAAAATGGATTCTTCATACGAGTTGCCTGTTTTGTCTTTCCAAGATTATTTCCACCGTAAACAAGAATAACCTTTCCTTCAAGACCTCTAGCGACTGTACTAATTTGGGGACTAAAAATATCAAGTGAAGGTGCTGTCATAATCGTTTCTCCTTATCGTTATTTAAAATTTATTTATTACTTTTATTTTATTTATCATTCATAATCAACATCATCTGGAATACAAACATTTTCCCATTTCTTATAAACATCTAAATAAGTTTCATGTTTATCTCCATTATATGTTACTTCATAATATATACCATCTGGGATAGTCGTACTTACTAAAGCTTTCCAATTCTGAAGAGTTTTACAGAACCAAACAATAAAAACGTCATCCTTAGTCAACTTTGTTTTATTAGTAATATCATTTTTTCTATTAAAATAATTAACTACAATATCTTTAGCCTTATTCATAAAGCCATCATTCAAATTCATTATTACCATTATTTTCTCCTATTTATAGGATAAACATAGGACACCATTTCTGATGCCCTATATTCATCTATATATATTAGCTAATACGAAAATTCAAATTAAAATCCGAGTGTTCTACCGTGCTTTGCACCAGAGGGCTTAGTATTTGTTCTAGGCTTTCCTGCGTTAGCCTTTTCAGCTTCAATCTGATTTGTTCTTTCCTGTATAGCCTGTCTGATAGCAGTTTCATCATAAGCCCAAGGAAGACCATTAGTTCCGAAATCTCCTTCGTCTCCTTCTTCTTTAGTTTCATAAGCTTCAGAACATCCAGTAATCACAAGTTCATTCTTATAAGTAACTCTCTTTTCAGTCTTAGGCTTACCAATCTTAACAGGAATTACTTTAATTTCTTCGTGTCTTTCATTAATAATATCAGTATAGAAAGTAACAGTCTGACCAACTTCAAATTCACTTTCTACTGCATCAGCAATGTCTTCGGGAGCAATCAGTTCAACAGGTTCAATGCCAGTAAAAGTAGGGAACCATCCCTTAACAATCAGTCTACCAGTTTCTTCCACATCTTCTCCAACTTTCACTCTTTCGGGAACAAAACCAGAAATAAAAAGTTCAACATCCAGTGTAGCAACAAAATCCTTTTCCTTATCCTTTTCACGATTCATAAAATTAGTCTGAAAAGCAATGATTTCATTACCAGAATTAGTACTTCTATAAGCATTCAGAGTACCACCAGATACAGTTACAACATCTGCATCATCTACACCAACATCCGCAATAGACTGATATTCATCCATAACTGTCTTAATGCCTGGGTATGTCTTAGAATCTGCACCCGCCTTAGTCTTAGAAGATGCTCTGATACCAAATCTTACTGAATTCGTATCAGAGGTCTGAAGAACAATAAAACCTACAATTCTATCATTACCATTCTCATCCTTCTCAATCTTCAAATCCTTTTCAGCAAGTTTACCAGTCACAGTTACCTTACTATTTGCCTGTCTTAAATTTGTTTTTTCGCTAATTGTAATTGCCATAATTTTGTTTCTCCTTTTTAGTATTTAATTTATGTATTATATATATTGTAATATATTTAAAAGCTTTTGTCAAGCTTTATTTACCATCATCTGTAAAATTTGTAGGGACAATACCGCTTCTACGAATAGCCTCTGCCATTTCATTAATTCTCTGTTCAGATTCACGCTTTGCTTTTCTTTCATCTGCTCTGCGTTTCTTTTCGATAAAACGCTGTTCCTTTAATTTCCTCTCAGCCTCTTTCTTTTCAGCCTCTTCTTCAGCTTTAATACGTCTTTCCATTACTTTAATCGCATGATTTACAAGCTTATTATAAATACTTGTTCCACGACCTTTATAGAAAACATTAAAAGCAACCATACCATCTTCAAGAATCTTTTTAAAAAGACAAATAGTAATACCCTGTTCAAGATTAAAAGTATCATTTGGCGAACAGATAGCTTTTTGTTTTGTGCCATCTGCAAATTTAACTTCTACACCGATTACATTGTCTTTATTAGTAATATGTCGAACATCTGAAATTTCTGGCATGACATAACAAGAGTCTTTCATACTTACTCCATATTTAATGGTTCTAAAACCCTTGCCGTATGTATTTGCACCATAAATCATTCTAGGCTGTTTCTTAGTTTCTGTCACTTTTTTATCCTCACTTTCTTTATCTGAATTTTCAATAGCAATTTTAACTGGTTTATATGGATTATTAATAGTTACTGTATTATAATTTCTATCTATATATGAAGGACGTGGTAAATTATCTGTATTAATCATAATAGTATCTGTACCTGTGTATGAATACCAATTATCACAATCAACTAAAAAATTTGTATCTGGAGCAATTGTAACATTTGTTACCATCCCAGAACTATTAATAATTGATTCTAACTTATTAGACCATACCATTTGAGGGCTGACTTTTAGAGAATCACACCAACTTTTTGGGTCACTTATTAAATCTGTTATTAGTGCCATAATCTATAATTCCTACTTTCTTATTTATTTATAATACCTTTCATCATAATTTAAATTATAACTAGGTTCATATTTAATCACTTGTATTTTACCACAGAAAGGACATTCCATTAACTTGACGCTTTCTGTACCAGATTCATCCCACCATATTTTAGGATTAGATGATTTATCAATCGTAGATTCGCAATACTTACATTCCACCTCATAGTTAACCTCCTTTCCTTGGTATTGAAGTGTTTATATGTTTATTTTTATTTACTTTGTTTATTTATTTTATTTATTCTTTAACAACTTGTTTGTACAATTTGTACAAACTTTTTTTTATCATGTGATAAATGGAAGTTTAAGTACATCCAGTGGGACTTGAACCCACACGACCCAAGGTCAACGGATTTTAAGTCCGTAGCGTCTGCCAATTCCGCCATGGATGCTTATGCCAAATGGTCTTGTTTCATCTGACAATACTTATATTAACACATTAGCGATTATTTGTCAAGTACTATTTTATAATTTATATGATTTAAATTTAAATCCTTTCAAACCACCTAACAACATTCATAAAATGAATACCTTTATATTCTGTGTCCTTATCAAAACTAGTAATCAGTATATTTCCATCATGTCCTTGTACTGTTCCAATTCTATCTTTATAATCTCCAGTAAGAACAAGGACTCTATCTCCTACTCTATAATCCATCGGTTTCTTATATTTATTAATCATTTTTTATTACTCCAATCAAATCCAAAATCACTTCTTTTAATTTTACAAACTGGAAAATCATTTCCATTACGTCTATCCCAAAAAACAATTCCTTCAATATAAACATTTTTTAAATAATTTTTAATTGCATCAAAGGTATAATATCCATTTTCATCTTTAGGTATATTGCATTCTGTCATTCCATGTTTAATCAAATAATCTTCTTCAAATGAATAAGGATTCCCATTAAAATGTTTACCAATTGCTTCATAAGTTCCATTTGATAATTTAAATGCATATATATTATTACCAGTTGTAGCTTTATCATATGCATTCCAAAACCATTTATCAGCAGGATTCTCTCTATCACATTTTATCCAACAAGGTAAATGTCCTGTAATTGGGTCAGCTTTTTCTTGACATTTAATTGCCCCCTCTGGAACAGGTTTTCCATTTTTAGCATCATATCTTTTATAAAAAACACCATCAATAATAGCACAGCAAGCACCATCCCATTTAACTGTCGGTATTCCATATCTAAGAATTTCAGAATCAATTCCTTCCGTAATTTCTGGAAAAATATTTACTTTTTGATTATTTACAAATTCTCTTTTAAATAATGTAGGAATTTTTTTCATTATTTCTCCTTATTTAAATTATTCATTATCAACTCCAGTTTTCATCTTATTAAGAAAATCAATTGTTTCACATATATCTGTATTTGTATAATCAAGATAATAACCATCTGGAGTTTGTACTTCATAATGAAATCTTCCTTTATAATGATTCATAACACAAATTAGTTTCCATCCTTCATCTTCCATAACGACATATTCATCTTCTTCATGCCAAAAAACGTCTTCTTTTTTCATTTTTCTAATAACCTTTCATTTTTCTAATAACCAATCCAATTCTTCAATAATATCTGTTAAGTCTTTATCCGTCATTATATCAAGGTCTGCTGTTCTTTCATAAAGAGTCTTTTCACTTGATTCATCAGCAAAGTCTCCAATTTTAAGAAATCTATAACCCCAATCAATAAACTCACGATATGTTTGTGTATTAGTTGCATTGGGTTCTACATCACAAATTCGTTTGTCTAAATCTTCTCTTTTCATTCTATTTTATTCCTTTATAGTAATTATAAATAATTTATATTATTTTTACATAGCTATAATTTCAAAATTACAATCTGGACATATTACTTTAACAGTTTCATAAGATTTTCTATTTTTAAAAAAAATAGTATTACCACAAGGACAAAAAACTCCATCTTTAAAATCTTTATCCACTTTTGATGGATTTGGGACGACACCACGAAAAATTATCATATCTTCTTTTGGAATTATACGCATTATTGTTCCTTTCAATTTTTTTCTGATAATTTATAATATTACCTTTTTCAATATTATAGTATCCAATTTGGTTAGTCTTTTGGTTTTACTATCCAAATTGGATACTATAATTGTAATAGCTATATCTATTGCTACCAAGCACTCCGAGAGTCGAACACGAAGTAGTCAGAATCGAACTGAACTATCATTATAGCACAAGACCGTCTTGCATGGATATTATAAATTGGAGTGACAGGAGTTGCACCTGCGCCCTCTTGAACCCAAATCAAGCGTTCTACTAACTGAACTACACCCCAAAAATTTTATTTAACTTTTAACTAATATAAGAAATTTTAACCAATCTGGAAGGTCTGAATTAACAAGTTTGATACAAAACCAAGTATTAAAAATTATAATAAAAATAATTACAATTAAAATTATAATATAGCTAATACAATGAATGATAAATCTTCTTTTTTCTCTTTTTCTTAATTCTTCAAAATAATTATTCATTATATACCTTTCCTTAATTGATTAATCGGAATGGTGGGATTCGAACCCAACATAAGCACGATTAAAAGTCGTGTGCATAGCCATTTTGCTACATTCCGAAAATATTTTATTTATTTTTATATAAGATATTATATTTTTTACACCATTTTTCAACAGCTTTGCTAGTTACATTGTATTTTCTACCAATTTCAGACATAGAAAAATTACCAATAAGTTCACTTAATTCTTCTTTAGATGGAATATTTTTAGCCCTTTCTTTATTTCGACATTCAAGACACATAATAGAACTTGTAGATTTTATATTTTTTCTACATATTGGACAAATATTTTTCTTATTAGTTTTATTTCCTATATAAAAACTTTTATCTGGACAATAATAAACTCCATTTTCATTTAATATTGCTTTTACACCCTTATGATAAGCCATATGGTCATTTTTTGTAGCAAAAACCATTAAATTTTCAAAACTATTATTACTTCTATTTCCATCTATGTGATGAACACATTCTTCTTTGTTTAAATATCTATTTAGTATTTTTTCAGCTACTAAAATATGTTCATATACACATCCATTAGATGATGCTCTTGGATGTTCTGGATAATAATAAGCTACATAACCATTTAAATATATTTTTTTATCTTCATTATACATAATATATCTCTTTTCATGTGCAAAATTTTCATTCCTATCACTGGAGGCACAGGAAGGAGAGGAATCGAACCCCTATTTTTGGTTTTGGAGACCATTGTACTACCATTGTACTACCAACCTAAGTTAATTGGAAACAGCAGGATTCGAACCTGCATCTACGGATTCAGAGTCAAGCCCGTACAAGCCCCAGTCTGTACACAACTGCGTTGTTCTACCAGTTAAACTATGTTACCATATATTATAGATAATTTGATAAGGATTTACACCTTATATGAAATTCATTATAACGACTTTTACCTACATACTCGACTTATGTCTGTACTTTCGGGGAATTTCCTATCTTTACTCGTCTACTTATTCCGACACAAATTATCTATAATAATGGTTCGGTATGGATTTGCACCATACATGGAATGCTCCCTTGTCCGTCATAAGCGTTATTCTTCGCCGGAACATCCTCGCACTATTGGCTCAGTGTCTACCTATTCACACCACGAACCATGATATTTTTTTCTGTCTTTTATCATGACCTCCAACACCTATGTTTGGAAAATATATATAGGTTTATTATGTTGCCTATCCAACGATTGGAAAGGTGGGACTCGAACCCACAACTAACTGTGTATAAGACAGGTACTCTAGCCAATTGAGTTACTTTCCATTATAATAATAGATATACGGAATTTTTATCGTGCTGTTGTTTTCTATGTCGTAACATAGCTTTCACAAATTCTCTTCCACGCTGTCAATATCTATTATTTATTTTGATGGGACAAGGTTTTCTGTCTCTTGCCCGACTTTCTGACCCTTACGTTCAGCATAAATTAAATCAACATACATACTCTCCATCATAAGTGTGTTGAAAAACGGGAGCATTCGGATTTGAACCGAAACACCGATTACTCGATTACTATTAGTTTTCAAGACTAATGCCTTACCAATTAGGCTTATACTCCCATAATTTAATTCACTCTAGGTTATTGTTAACAACTACTTACATGGTTTAACCAAAGCCTAAAATCAGAAAAACAGAAAGGAGCCGCAGATGATTAGATACGGCAAACGGTCTGTGAAGGACTTGAACCTTCGACCCCATGGTTAACAGCCATGTGTTACTACCAACTGAACTAACAGACCATTTTTTTTATTTTAATCCAAAAATCTTTTTAACAGGTAATGAAGGAGATTTTACATCTTTTGCAGGATTATTTGATTTAGTTTCTTTATTATTCATCCAATCATCTAATTCTTTTTGGCATTCATTACATAAGTCCAAAGAAGAACAAAGAGAATATGATTCCATATCATGAATTGCATATTTAATGTGTTTTCTAAAATTATCACAAAGTTGACCACATCTATCACAATAATGTTTAGTCATTACTATTACCTTTTATCTTTTACCCTTTCAATAAAATAATCAGCCCAATATTTCCATTCGTCATCAGAACCGCCATAAAAAGCTTTAATCGAAATTTCTTCCATATCAGTATTATCATCTAATTCAAAATTCTTTTTAGAAATATACTTACAGGCTTCGATAAATGCTTTTGTTACAAGTTGTTCTTGTGTCATATTTAATCTTTCTCTTTCATCTCCATTATTATAACATTATCATTGATTTATGTCAAGTCTTTATAAAAAATTGGCATGTTCAACGGCACATGCCAAGCAATCCAATAACTTTATGGATAAAAATAGGAATTAGCACAAATGCTAAATCTCTTGAAAACCTCTCCAGTTTTCGTTCGTAATATCTAATAAAAAATATTTTCATAAACATCATGATAACTAACATTCGAGGAGGGATGTCTATGATAGCAGATATTTCTACGGTAATCAGCTTTGGTTGCCTTATTGGATTGAAACTGTTGACATTACATAATTAATTATCTATATATTTTTTATTAGATTAGTGGGCAGAGTTGGAATCGAACCAACGATGTTTCTAATGTAACGAGTTTACAGCCCGCCGTCTTCGCCAACTGGACACATCTACCCATAACGCTAGAAATAGGATTCGAACCTATGAGCCGTATTTAATTACGACTGCTTGATTAGCAATCAAGTGCATTCAACCACTCTGCCATTCTAGCACATAGCCCATTAATGACTGCTACGGGACAAAACCAAGGCTTAAAAATGTCTAACAGCACAGAACCTTCTTCGTAGATTCTATAATCGTTAAATGGGAGTAGTCATCGCTTGTCAGTCCAGACTTCCCATAATGAATAGACAATAATTAATAGTTAGAATAATAATGAATAATCCTTAACTAATAATCATTAGTCAATAACAAGTAATTAATAACCCACATTTACGTTTTGCATTCTTATCTTCCTAATCTATCACTAAACCGTTTTCTTTGATAAGAACTACAAAACAACCCTAATTTTTTGTAAAAATGGATTTCAAGTCCATTGCTTTGCATAGATTCCAAATATCTATATAAGCTTACTTGTTAACGGATTTATTTAACTTATTTACTTCATTCTAATCCGTTCAAAAGAAAGAAGAGACATTTATTTATGGCTTTCGTCATTAATGGGCCATATATATTAAAAGGACTAGCCCTCAATTAATATTCAATTGTAATTGTGTGTGTTGCATTTGCAATCTGAATTGCAGAATCAACCTTTGCTTCAAAGGTATCAATTTCAGACTGAAGTTCTGTAATAACCGCCTTTACATTAACAGGGTCAATCAGAATGAACTGATTGTTTTCTTTATATGTAGTAATGAATCTTTCCATTTCTACAGCATCAGCCTTATCCTTAGAACCAAAGCTTGCAGTTGCAAGTCTTTCAGCAGTAGCACCAAGCTTAGAATCAGAGTTTTCCATTGTTACCTTATTTACAGCACTCTGATACTGCTTATTCAGAGTATTAACAATAGTCTGCTTCAGAGGCATTCCATATTCCTTCATATAAATTGCTTCTGCAATTGTATATTCCTTGTCACCTACGGTAATCTTCTGACTTGCGTTGTAAGTAGCAATTGCCGCTTTCATTGCAGTAAGTCTAGCCCAAATATCCGTTACTGACTGGTAATCTGCCTTTGCCTGTGCATTAAACTTTTCGGGTTCAATGCCATTAATCTTAGTAGCATTCTTTCTATTAGCTGTTACTGCATTCATTTCCATAAGAGTTGCTGTAATTCTCTTACCTGCAACCTTAATTTCTGAAAGTGCTTCATGAACTGTCATTGTTTCTGTCTTCATAGTTTATCTCCTTTAATTTATTTTAAAATGTTATTTTAAGATTTTACTTTATAACCAATATTTTAAAATAGTCGGTACGGGACTCGAACCCATACTCCAAGGATGAAAACCTTGTGTCTTAGCCTTTTGACTAACCGACCATCATTTACTTTATCCGTATTGCTACGTTTATTTTAAGGATGTGAAATCCACCCTATAAACAGCGGATAAGGGTTACGCTCCCCTTCCTACGGGGTCAAAGCCCGTTGCGCTACTATTACACCAATCCGCTAAGACTTTGTATTTATTTTACTTTGTTATATTAACATAAGTAATTTACTTTGTCAAGTACTTTTTTATCTTTTTTCTATAACTTTGAAATGTGTACTTCTAAATCTTTCTGGATTAAAGATTATGACTTCTAACATTCTTTCAACATCTTTCTTTGAAAATCTGCTATCAAAAACAAATTCGTCATG